GTCCTGCGTGTTTTGGGCAATGTCCTGCATTAATGAATTTATAGGAGTAAATCCAAGAAATGAAAATCCATTTATATTATTAATATTTTCAGTAGTTCCGTGTATATATAATTCTGATGCTTCTGCGGATAATTGAATATATTGTCCCGACTGAACATAACTAAATGATACATCTTGCTTAGACTTATTCCTAAATTTTAATACAAGTCCCACATCAGCAATACGTTTTTTTTGCCCGGTATTGCTATATAATGAAATTATATTATTAGTATTTCCCGATATTGGTATAGGCTCAGAATTTCTCAAATAAGAACTATTATTATTACTTGATAAACCTTCTCCATTACCTGTCCATTGTCCATTTACAAATGTGGAAGTATCAATAACTAATCCTAATAAGTTAGATAACTTCTTATTAGTTATAATACCTGTTTCTATTGATACCCAAGAATCCTCATTTTTTTTTAAAATTAAGCATTCTCCGTTATTCACAATTCCACCGAAATTAGCATAAGTTCCGGCTTGTGTGGCCAAATAAAATACAGGGCCATCAGGAGTACCCGGATTTGTTGATGGTGTAGCTATGCCAGCAAAAGATGCGTTTTCCCCCACATTGCTAATAATATTATTAAGGGCATTTTGTAAAACTGCTCCTGTTATTTCTTGATTGCCATTAGTCTTTATAACTTTAGCAACCGCTGCTTTTAAGTCGCTCCAATTTGCCATATTTATTATTCTGTTTTAAAATCGCTATTATAATCTTCGTTAAAATCTCCACCAACTAATTTAGGAGTATAACCTCCTATATTAGCTATGACAGTATCAGTTTCAAACTCACATTCTACAGCAGCTAAATCTCCTTGGTCTTCCCATTCTGGCTCCATATTAAATGTAGTCAAATCGTAGATTTGGAGTTTGCTTGTTATCTTTTTATTTTCACATAACCTCACAATTCTTAAGGCATCACATAGATATTCTGGAGCTAAAAATGTAAACTTATATATTTTTTTGCTTACTTGGCTCTCAATAAATGTATAGCCCATCCGCTCAGTAGCTTCTTCCTCAAAGTCATATTCAGGTTTACCGATTTGTGTATTCAAGTAGCACTTAAATTTGAAATTGTCAGAAAAATCTACTATACCATTTTTAAGCTCAAAGTTATATGAATTGTAATACTCAAGAAGCAGATAATCATCCACTTTGTTAGTTACAGTAAATACGTCAGAGTATATTGTTCCTAAGTCTGATATTGAAATAGCTAGATAATATAAACCTTCATGCTTTATTTCAACTATAGGAAGAGTACCAGGATATTTAAGAAGCTTGAAGCCGGTATATGACTTGATAGTCAGGCCATTTTCTTTCATGCTACAAGTTATACTTATAAATTTCCCAGTATTGAAATTATATAGCCTAACCCAGCCTACAGATGTTCCACTTCTAAGAACTGCTTGAAATGGCAATAACATATTCTTATAGGTTATTAGCGGATAAACCTGGCCAAAAGCATAATCTTTACGATGATTTTGCAGTGCAATATTATCGTAAAAAGGTAGTGGCGATATGTTATTATTTACTAACTTCATGCTGTAAATTTAGTGATTATAAATAATATATAAAAATTTTCTAACGTATTTAACATAAGCATCACTCCGGCCTGTAAAGCAGATTTACTTTAGCGATTCTTGTATCTAAACTAATAGATATTTCATCTATTTTGCCGTTTCCAAACGTTGTTTTAATAAGCTCTAGTTCGTCTGGGTCTTCTTCTGTAGGAAATTCTATGGTGTGCTTCATGCATTTTTTAATATCTCTTGCGTATATATTTCCAATTACATTAGACTCTAAATTTGATGCTGGCATATCCCACATATACATATTTTGTAAATATATCCACGATGCATACCAGTTTTGTGCTATAGCTTTATAACTATCGCCATTTTCATCAATAAGACCATTTATAGTAAGAATTGGTAATTCAAGTAGTGAACCATTTTTTACAGGACATAAAAGTGCAAAACCGTCTTCTGAAAAGTTTGTTGGATTAAATAACATATAATCCACATCAGATGAAAACTGTCCAATGTTTATTTCTTCTGTTTTATCTTTTTGTATATAATTAGATTTCACATCAATGGTTACACCACCAAACAAATCGGTTACATCGTCCATCCAACCAAATTCGTATCGCTGATTTAGGTCTGTTTTATCATATTCTACTTCTGATTGAAAATATGATGATAGCTTCTTATTAAATTGGTCTGTAAGTTTAGTAAAATCAAGCTGATAGCTTGACCTACTAGAATAGCTTCCACCATTCATAAAGAAGTATACGTGCTCTATTTTGAATTTATTGTCTTCAATATACCAATAACATCTAAAGCAATCACGCAACATTTTCATAAGCTCTTCGAGTGAAGTTTCAGCTTTCTGAGCAGGCTGGTCATAATCACCTTTTAATATATTGGTTTTTTGTGTAATATACACATAAAATCTTGCTAATCCTAGTGGATTAGTTGTGCCATATAAAAATTGGCTATATTCTGCAGTTGGCTCATGTGATAATGTAGGGTCTATTTTCTTGAGAATAGCCTTTATGGCCGCGCCAATAGAATAACTATCTTTTAATACATACTGTTTTCTTAATTTTTCTTCAAAATATTCATAAAAACTATCATATACATACCACAGTGAAGCATTTGCCCATGAATTTTTGCTAATAGGCAAAGGTCTTCCTAAACCTGTACTACTAGGAATAAACTGGTTAGTAAAATACTGTCCGTAATCATTTAGACCATATTTTGTTGGCTCATCTACTGCTCTAGAAGTACAAAAGAATAAACCTCCTTTTAAGCCAATACATTTTTTATAGTTTCTATTATCAGTGACAAAATCATCTGATGGTAAATCATAGGTATTTTTAACACCTTCTGAGTCTTCTACAGTATCTACATCACAAAGTAAGCGCCTATATATTCTATATGTAAACAAATTACTTATAGTACATGAGTTTTTAGCATTTTCCACATCTATTAGTTTAGAGGTATATCTTAAGTGTTTATCATTAGTGTAATCTCGGTCTTCTGAAAACAGCGTTTCATCATCGATATTAACAGCTGTTTCAGATTTATATAGTACTTTATTATCTGAATTTCTTTTTATCATAATAAAGTAGCTTACATCTGTAAATGGTGGTTGAGCATCAGGATTTTTCTCTAAATAGCAAGTATAGCCATTCCAGTTGCTATAATAACCATTAGTTCCGGCATATACGCCATTAACACCTGCTTCGTTAGAATTTCCTATGTAAAATTCATTACCAGATTTTATATAGGAAAAATAGAAGTTATTTATAAGCGCAGCATTGTCATCTATACTTTCATTCACATCATCTTCCCAATAGGTACCACCGAAGAAATTAGTTATAGAATTGGCACCACGGACATAAACTTGCATGAGTGAGCGTTTATGCAAGTTTATTTTTGATATTTCAGGAGCAAGTTTTATAAGGTCATAAGTATTTTCATATTTATTCATGACCTCTGTATAGTTATCTATTGTTGTAGTTTTAAGTTCACATTTCTTTTTATCGTGGTCAAACTTGCAATCAGTTTTATTAAATTCACCTTTATAGTACTCAACCCATTTTTTAGAAATTCTATTATATTTATCAATAATAAATATGAGTTGGTCCTCAAGACTTGACTGCTTAACAATTTCATAAGCATCGCCAAACAGGTTGATTTTACCATCCATAGAAATACGGAAAAATTCTTGCCCACTCTCTTTGGCGTATTTCTTATTTAAGTCCTTAAAATGTGGCTCTACACTTTCAACAAAGTAGATAAAATTGGTATCTTTCTTTGCTACAAAATTTGTATCGAGTGAAGTAAATCGTACGGCCCAATATTTTGCATTAGAAGGCGGAGTTATAATCTCATTATTTACATCCGCTAAAGTCTTAGAAGATATGAAATTCTGATTTTTATCATAAAAGAAAATAGCATTATAATAGTAATAAGATATTAAGTTGAAAAATATCTGTTTACCGGTCTCTAAACTATTTTTATAAGATGATGCATATATTCCTGATGATGCATTATGATAAATATTTCCATTTTTATCTATATCAGTATCTTGCGACAAATATGTAGTACTCAATTTGCCTATATAGAATTTATATTTCGGAGGTATCATATCTTTTAGTTTTTAATTATACGTTTAACATTTCTATGTTGCATTATAACAGTTCCATCTGGCATAGTATAATACCTTGTTTCATTCTGCTTTCTAATGCTTCGTACGTCATCCTCAATTTTAGAGAGGTCCATATTATTATTAGAATTAAGAGAAATATTTAGCTTATCAGAATTACCAAATGCATTTAAATACTTATCTTCGAATGTTCCTTTGTTGAAGCTATCTATTACATCTGGTAGTATCTTACGATATTTTCTTGTTCTTTGCTTATTAATGATAGCAAGAGCCTCACCACCTTCAGCTTTCATACGACGCTTCTTTTTATTCTCTACACCCAAATCGATGTCATTACCTGATGCGTGAGAACCTCCTTCCAAGAACTCAAGACCACCTTCACCATATTCTTCTGATTGACTTGCGGTTACCTGCTTAGCTTTAACTTTCGCAACAGCAAATGAGGTCCACATCGTAGCAATAGCAGCCAATGCAAGGGCTGGGCCGACGATAGGTATTGAAGAGAATGAGCTCCATAAATTAGCAGAAGCAGTAATAAGTGAAGATGCTTGAATTACAGTATTAAGATTTTCTTGACGCTTTTGGGCAGCAGCAAGCATTTTCTGTTTTTCTTGCTGGTTTTTCTTTTCTTGTTCAAGTTCTTTTTTAGCTGTTGCTACATTGTTAGCATATCCATTATTTCTTGCTTCTACTTCTGCATCGTAAGCACTCTGTGCAGCTTCTACTCTTTTTTCTGCAGCTTCTACAGCTTGTTCTGCTAATTGAACTTCGGCATCCATTATAGACTGAAGTTGTTCAATTACTATATTAACTGCATCTCCAAGAGCATCTATCTGGTCATCGCTAAATCCAAGCTTTTCAAGTAAAGTACCTCCTAAACCTTTTTTGCCAATATTCATTATGAAGTTATCAAGCTCAGATAATTCACGGTCTATTCCTTTTACAGTAGATTTAGCAGCATCTATTTGAGCTTGACTCCAATCAAGTCCACCAGACTCAGCAAGTCTTATCTGTTCTTGCCATCTGGCTTTTTCTTGTTCAAGCTTAAATCGAGTTATCTCAGTTTCACTGCGTTTAACTTCATTAAATACAGCCTCGTCAAGAGCTTGTTGTTCATCAAAGCTGGTCATTTGGAATGACCCTTTAGTTTGAGCTGCAGACTTATCAAACTGTGCATTTATTACAGAGGTACTTACTTGCTGTTCTGCAGGTTTAGCAGCATTTTGTGCTAAAGCTAATTGTCTACGTACTTCATTTTGCTGAAGTAGCAGATTAAGTTCATCTTCACTGCCTTTTTTAACAAGTTCAAGCTGATTTTCAATATCACGCTCTCTTGCATCTAAGATTTTCTGGTCATACTCACTCCACAGTTCAAGTTTTTTCTTGTTGAGCTCAATAAGTATTTCTTCTTCAGAACGAGCTTGGTTATCTCCTGCTTCTAATAATCTCTTATTAGTATCAAGTATCAAAGCATATTCCAAATCAAGATTTTCTTCCATGAGTTTGCGCTCTTCTACTAATGAGGCTTCCATCTGAGAAGCGTCGCGTGTAACTACTACATTGGTAGTTACAGTAGACTCTTGATTTTGAGCTGCTTCAGTTGCTGCGCTAGTGTCAGTAGGATTTATAGTATTACGCTGCGTCTGCAAAGAAGCAACTTTTTGCTCATTCTGAATTTGTTGTAATTGAAGGTCTAATGCTCGTAAATTATTAGCAATAGTCTTAGTTATAAGCTCTTGCTGCCTATCAATTTGTTTCTTTTGGTCCTCAGTAAGTTTTTTATATTTTCCATCTACATTTTTAACATATTCTTCATTAAGACGATACATCTCACGAAGCTTATTATTTTCATCCTGAACCTGGTCAGCTGCAGCTTTACGCCTTTTAGCATATTCATCTTTAAGTAATTCAGTTACGCTTTCCTCGTACTCTCTTTGTATTTTTATATCATTCTGGTTTATAGTACGAGTTAAATCACGCGGCGTTTTTGTAGTTTTATGCTTTCCTTCTATGCCAGCAGCTTCAAGTTGAGCTTTAGCAGCTTTTTCATATCCAGCTGCTAAGTCAAAGTATGCATCTCCTGTTTTCTCTGCAGCATCTGCTTCATCGTTAAGGTCTTTAATTCTTTGTTGCCTAAAATCTTCTGCAGATACTTGGTCAGCTACTTGTAAATTAGCTGCAGATGGGCTCATGCCATATTCATCGGTGGCTCGTAAACTTGTTTGCACCCACCAGTTTTTGAATTTATCCCAACCTGATGGGCCTTTACCTGCTACTGTTTCTGCCTTATTTCTAGTGATTAAAGCTTTTTCATATTCATCTGCGGCTAACTTTTGAGCAGCGGCGGCTTTAGCTCTTAATTTAAGAGCATTGATTACAGCTTCAGTATTATCTACAAATACATTTTCAGCATCTGTTACATTATTAACAGATACTCCAAGCTGGTCAAAATTAGATTTGTTATCTTTAATCCACTGGTCTTTTTTAGCAGTAGTTTCAAGATTTTTCCATTCCTGTTGTAGCTGTTTTAGTTTTACAATGTTATTACCGTAGCTATTATTAGTATCTTCAAGTTCTTTAGCTATATTATCAAGAGCCTCAGTTGTAGATATAACAGCATTTTTTGCTTTGAAAAGATTACCAACCCACGTTATAATCTGTTTGCCAAACATGGAAAATACAGTAAGTAATATAACAAGCACAGTATTCCAGCTAAACAAAGCTTTAACTATTGAGCCTGTTACGTTTACAGTTGCTTTACCTTCTGCTTGTAAAAGTTTATTCTGAGCGCGTAATCTGTTAATTTCATCGACTACCATAGGTATATTATTCGATATACCTAAGAAGAATGTATTAAGCGATACAGCTGCAGCAGGTAATTCTCGTACTACTTGAGAAATAGAAATACCTAAGCCATCCCATGTTTTTTGGTAATGGCCTACAGACAATCTATAATTACCTGTTGCTTCTTGCAATTTTATCATTTGCTGATAAATTGCATTTGTTTCAGCTTCAAGCTTTTTACCAGAGTCAGCAGCTTCTCTCTCAGCTGCAGACATCTGATTAAGTCGTATTTTATTTAATGCATATTGAGCTGAAAGTCTATTATAAGAACCTTCTGCAGAATTAGCAATTGTAGCCTGTAATTGAGCAATCTGATTTGCTTCTCGTATTTGGGTTGAATAGAGTTTAAGCTGCTGATTTTCTTCTGACTGAGCATAGGCAAGTTTCTCTTGAGCCTGAGCTAATGGGTCTACTGTAGCTTTCTGCTGTTTTCTAGCAGAAGTAAGCTCAGCAATTTTAGCTTTTAACTCAAGTAATCTTTTACCTTCATCTGACTGTAAATAAGCTAATCTTTGCTCCGCCTTTTCTACTTCAGACAGAGTTTGGATATGAGGCTTCATTTGGTCATCAAGGGCCTTAATCTGATTTTTTAAATTAAGAATATCATTGAGTAGCTGTTGCCCCATTTCGCTATCTGCTCTTTCAGCCGCAGTTAAAGACTTATATAGCTCAACTGTTTGCTTTAGGTCAGACTTAAGACGGTCATAAGAAGATATAGCTTGCTGGATATAACGCTGCTGTTCTACAGTTGCTCTATTAGCATCTGAAGTTTGTGCTTTAAGCCAAGCAATCTGTTTACCTGTATCAGATAAAGCTAATTTAAGCTCATTCTGAGCTCTCTCAAGCCTTGACGTAGATGCTGTTGCTTCATCAATAGCTTTACGCCCTTCACTTGTAGCTCCACTAGCAGATTTAAGAGAATGCACAATCCTATCTGCACCTGCCCTGATAGCATTTACCATTGTCTCGTATGACTGATTGAGCTCGCCAAGTTGTTTGACAAGCTTTTCAATCGAGTCATCCGGCTCAATTATATCGCTATATTTTATCTTATCGTCTTCAGCCATAATTATTTCCTTTTATGCCGTTTAACACTCTTGCTTTCTGCTTCTAATTGCTGTTTTATATTATCAACAGCATTATAGAATTGAAGTACTGTCATCTTTTTAGCATCCATACTTGTTTTTTGAGCTATCAAAAGGCAAGTACTTTCAAACTGCTTATCATATTTTATTTCAACAGACTCACTTCCTATGTATGATTTTGGAGAATGCATATTAAGCATTATCATATCTATGGTTTCTATCTGTTCAGAGTTATCTGTGTCATTTATCATAGAGTCCAACACAAGAAGTGTTCTTTGCTTTAACTTATCGTATGCATCTTTTTCCTTTGGATTTACAAAATCTCCTGGAAAGTACATTTCAAGTTCGGTGGTTACTTTTTTTTTAAGCCAAGTCAAAAAGTCTATAATCTTTGAATGCTTTATTTCTTTAAGCCTGGCCAATATGTTTTTAAGTCCATCATCTGACAAATCATTAACTTCTTCACCGTCTATGCTATGAATAAGAGCTGCAAAAGCTAAGTACCTCGGTGAAATTTCATTGTTCACCATATACATATTTTGCCTCATGTTTTGCAGTTCTTGCAAAGCTTTTTTGGCATTATTGCTTTTAATGAATTTAGCAACACGGGTTATATGGGCATCAATATCATCTGCATCTGAGCCAATTCCAGAGTCTATAAGCAAATACTTATTGTACTTCTGAAAATTTACAATAGGCATTTCATCTATGCTGTCATATACCCGTACGACTTTTTTATTTACTATCAGGTTTTTCATATTAAAATTCGCGTTATAGGGGTTGATATGATAGGAATAAATATAATACTCATCTCGTTAAAGAAAATAGCGAGAATGATAGCGAGAATAAGCGACGTCCAAAAGCTTAAGCAAAAGTCACAATCGAATAATTGAGAAATAAGCTTAGGAGCTCTGGTGATTATCTCATCGCGCACACCGAGTTTTCCAATTAGCAAAATAGCAAATGCTGCTGCTAAGGCTATATATATTAAAGCCGAAAGCATTGTTATAAAATATACCGTTGACATAATTCTCTAGTTGTTAAAGTAAATTCAATTCGTATTCCTGCATAAGGGTACATAAAGAATTGTTTATCAATATCTTGTATACCTTCTCCTTTATAAGTATAGTTATTATAGATTTTCTCTATTGAATAGCCTTTGTATATATTTTCAAAGCGCTCATATATATCATTTATAACAAGCTTACCAGTCGTAGTAATAAGACCCGGAGTAGTTAATACTCGCATAATTTCATCTTTTACTTCTTCTGTATGCATAACAGTTTCATCTTCATAAATGCTACTAAGGTCATACCAGAATATAATGGCCCCGCTGAAAGTGTATTGTGGCAATGATTGAACTACTTCAGTAATCTTTTGTGGGTCATAAATATCAAACCATGAAAAATTGCCAAAGTTATCATTTGGTAAAAGCGACACATATTCTCCGTTGCCATTATACATTGCAGGGTATATAAACTTATTACCGTCTGGCCTGTGTTCTACGAGCTTATATGCTCTACCAAATGCATAATTAAGCCACTTAAGTCTGTTCATAAGTGACTTTTGCATATCCTGTAATATCTTATCAAGCAATACAGGGTCTTCCTTAAATCTTATTTGTACTGAGTTTTCCTTCATTTCCTTATTGCCTGTTTTAATCGTTTAACTAATTCTTTTCTTATATGAGAACGAACTATTCTGGTAAAGTTTTTATCCGTTAAGCGAAAAATCTCTTCACCATATTTCTCAATAAGCTCAGGTGTTTTTTCATCACTTGCGGTCACATAAAAACCTTCTGAGTCAAATACTACAAACATAGACTCATGAAAAGCACCTGTGTCTCGCAATGTGACCCTTGTAGTAGGCTGACCTTTTTTCTTTTTTATTTGTATGGTTTTAGGCTTATATGGCATATAATCCATTATCTTTTCACCTCTACCGTTGATACCACGACGATATAACTGGTCATCTGCTATAGCTGATACTATTACGTCTTCTTTGTCACGCACAATATCTTCAAGATACATAGGTAAATTATCCTTGAATGCTCTTAATCGATATTCAAGGTTACGAAGTGTCGCATTATATCGTTTTACAGTCATACTTATACAGTTCTATATTTAATGCCATTGTTTCGGCATGGCAAACATACTCTATCAATTCCAGAAGTACTTAGTTTAATGGCCTTAAAAGCCATATCTAGCTGATAACTTAAACCTGATTTTTTCATAGATGAAGAGTCACCATCTACCTCATATAGTATATCAAGTCGAGAAGCATTGATTGAATGCCTATTTGTTCTTACATTAGAGTTGTATGCAAATTCACGTAACATATCTACGGCTACCTGCTTAGCTATGACATCTTGAAACATCATTCTCTGCTCAACTATAAAGTCTGTAATATCACAGCTTACAGTAACTTCTAAGTTTAATCCGTAGTTATTATCATAGGTATATTGATTGTTTTCAACATCCCACAAATGTAAGCTTTCGTCTTCTATACTTATAAGTTCTTCATTTACGAAGAATGGATGAATTTCAAGATATTTAGACCATGCCATCCAAGCAAGTAATTCTCTACGCGAGCATGAGCCACAGGGCTCTTTTGACCAGTCTTTATCTTTTCTGATAGCTTGGCTTCCCTCTGGAAGTTCAGACTGAAAATAGCACAAATACCAACTTCCTCCTGCATCATTATCTTCACTTTGATATGGCAAATAGAGGTCATCGACTGTAAACCATTCAGCACTATTATCTCGTATCTTATTAAGCTTTATAATCTTTACTGGAGCATCCATACTTGAATGCATAAGATACAAAATATATTCTCCAGCTTTAGTAAACTGAAGGCATATTTTATTTATTTTTGTGGTTACACCTTTTGCTCTTACTGGTACAATTTCAAAGCCAACTAGGTTTTTCTTATTCTTTACAGTATCTACTAATCTACCTGTTCCATCAAACAAAGTACGACTTTCGCATAATGGCTTGTTTGTTCCTTCTACCGTTTTTTCATTGCAGTATCTAGCAATAGCCTTTTGAATGCTTGCTTTTGTTTTGCTCTCAAGCCATTCAGAAAATAAATTGGTTTCAACCCAATACTCAGACTCAATATCAGGCTGTTTTCCTTGTGCTTTTTGAAGCGCTTTATATTGTGTTCCTTGATAATCAACCACATTGCCTTTGCTATATTCCTTTTCAGAATTGTATTCTGGAAAAGTGATATTCTTAAAATCCGGAGCAATACATGACATATTCTGCAAAGTCAGCAAAGGATGAATTTGTTGAAAATATAGGCCACTTTCACTCACGGTTAAAGCATCAGATATTTTTAAGTCTGATGTGTCATAATTTTGCTCCCACCCAATAAGATGTAACAGCTTTTCTTGTATATCGTTGGCTCTAACCATAATTCTTAATTTTTAATGAAAAATAGGAGGCCACTATCGCCTAGTGGCTCAGTGTGCCTCCTACCAAAGCTAATAACAACTCAAAGATTTGCTATCGGTTTATCATCCTCCAACTCCTGCAGAGGCCTCCTTAGTGTTAACCGGATTGTCTTCAGAGTTGACAACGACCACAGGCTTAGCATAAACTGCATCTTTGCTAGAAACACTAAATGAAAGAATAGGACTAGGCAAAGTAGCTCTATCGCTGTTATAAGCAGTGATAAACGCTACATCAACTGCAAATCCGTAATGTTCCTTACGAGTACGCGTCATATCAGCGGTAGCAGCTCCTGCAATAGTGCTATAGTCTCCTACAGAGTCGTAGAAGTACGTACCAACAGGCATATTAATAACAGGATAAGTAGCAATACCCCACTCATGACCGTCACCTGAAACAGTTCCAAGCAAGCAATCACGTTCATAACGCAACAGCATTCCAAGCGAACCTGCATTCACGGCATAACCCTGTGCGTATTTACCACCAGCTGCTGCAAGGTTGTTCGTCAAGTGAATAATCTTATTACCAAACTCATTCTGCTTGTTTACATCATTGTACAAGCCATGCTGTTGCAATTTGCGCATAATACTTTCAACTCCAGGGTCACCGATGATATGCAACTGGCCATAGAAGTCATTTGCTCCCATAAGTACCTCAAGGTCACCAAATACGTTTTCGCGCTCTGTCCACTTCGCATTCAATGCATTAGTTGAAAAATCATACAACAGCTTGTTCTTAAGAACCTGAGTTTTATCTGCAGCCAAAATAGCCAAAGCAGCTTCATCAAGTTTCTTTGCTACAGCATATGCATACTTCATCAACTTAGTATCAAAGTCACGCTGAATACCAATTTCATTGTTCATGTATATTGCCGGAGCAATAGTAAAGCCCCATGAATAGGTAGCAAATGTAATGTCAACAAATCGAGAAGTGTTTTCACTATCAGCAATTATCAAAGAGCGAGTATTACCAATAGCAATATCTGCATCATAGTCAATTACTGGAGTTTGAAGAGTAGTACCGATAGAAGTACGGGCCTTCTCTTTCAACTCAGGGGTTAAAATACCTGTAGGGTCATTCGACTGCACCATAAAAGCATCGAGCGCGCCGTACCTACTTGCACGATACTCATACTTATCCAATCTGGAATTAGCAAGAGTGTTCTGAATACGAGTTAATACTAAGCTCATAATTTTTAGTTTTTAATTTGTTAAACATTTTGCTATATGGTGCATTACCCTTTTACGCCTAATAGCATTTTTTAATTTCTCTTCTTTTTAGGACGTGCCTTTTTATCTTATTGGCAAAGTTGCCACGTTGTTTTCATTTCTTATTTCTGTAAGCTTTTCTCCAAACTCTGAAGAGTCACGGGTTAAGCCGTTTGCAAGAAGATGAGCTTCAATTACTTTGTCTGCTTCAAGCTGAGTTCTTACTCCAGTCAAATCAAGTGTTCCTCCTTGACCACCTTGTCTCTGAAAACCTCCTGTGCCACCACCTGTTTGTTTGCGACCTGTATCGATTACATCTTTCAAAGATGTCTCCATAACAAGCTCAGAAATAGTATAAGGATTAAGATTGTTTTTCGGGTTGTTAAGGATATTTCCATCAGCTCCTCGAATAACAAGTTTCTTACCTCCTTGACCATCTTCTACAAAATCAGGTGTACCTTTTGCCAAAATTTCAGCTTTTGCTGCATTAAGCAGCGTTTTCTGAATAGGCTCAGTAATACCAGCTTTGAACTTAAGACCTGTAGTAGCAGCTTGAAAAGCATAATCTACGTGTACATCTTTCAGTTGCTTGTTAAATTCAGCTTCTTTTGTTTTGTAGTTATCTTGCTCAGTTTTAAGCTTAGATTGAAGCTGAGTAACTTGAGCCTTAGCATCTTTAAGCTGCTGAGTAAGCTCCTCATTTCCTGCATTTTTCTCAAGCTTTGTCTGCAACTCAGTTACTTTAGCATTAGCTGCATCGAGCTCTGCTTGTACTGTTTTTACAGACTCAGCTTTTGTTTTATATTCGCCGAGTACGCGCTTAGCGTAATCATAGCTCTTTTCACCATCTCTCTTTTTTACTCCAGTAACATTGAAAATATCGGTATCATATTGCCCATGCAAAGCACCAATTTTAGTACCAATTACTGTATTTTCATCATTTTTTGACATTTCAGCGATTGCTGTAAGCTGAGCATCAGAGAGACTAGCTAATGCTGAATTTTGTCGTAGCATCTCAATTGTTAACATAGCTTTGATATTTTAAGTTTTTAATTTTCTTTTGCAACAAAATCTTTTGCCTCTCCGTACGGGTCATGCAATACTTTCATTATAGAATAGCCGAGACCTTTGAAATTCTTTTTGAAAAGTTGCCACTCAGCAAATGTAAATAACTGAGTATACGGCTTGCTTTCTTCTTTTCCTGTCATAGGATTAAAGCGGCGACCTTTTACAATCGACAGATGTACAAGCTTTTCAGTACCAGCTTTTGGCTCATATTCACCATTGCTAGTAGATGAAGTTTTTTCTTCGAGAACATCCTCAATGTCTACAATATAAAGAGCTGTAGCATCAAGGTCTTCTTGCATTGCTTCTGTCCACCCCTTATCTTTGCTTGATTTAAGCTTCTGGAGGCCAGCTTGATGTGTTTTAGCTGCAATATGAGCCTGCTTAAGTGCGTCAACAGTGCTATTCTGCAGTTCCTGTAGTGTCATTTTCTGTAACATACTCTAAAAGTTTATTTGTTATTATATCAATTTTTTCTCTTAACGACTTATTTGAAGCAAACTCAATTATGTTAATGTTTTCACGCTCAAATTTGTCGACTAAAGTACTAAAATTTATTTTAAGTTTTACCAATTTTTCATCTATTAATTTTTTTTCATACAGTTTTAACACTTCATCCAAGGTTTTATGTGGATAAGGTTCTAACTGTTTCAAAATCAGCATTCTCTGAAGTACCAAAGGATTATTGCGATACTCGACTTCAAGAATTTGTTGCGATATAGCATCTAGTTCTGAGTTAGACGCACCATTCTCCTTCGCTTGTTTGTACTTAGAATATAGCTCTGTTACTGTGAAAACGTAAAACTCTGTACCCCAGTTTACAGAAGATGATATAAAAGCATTTCCATATCTGAGTTTGCAAACAGTATCTTCAATGAACTTCTGTGCTAACTCAAAATTAGTCTTAAGAGCATTTAACACTGAAGTCTTACTTTCAAAATTAGCAGTTACTTGCGTTTCATTTATGGCTTCTTTTTCACTTACAGTACCTCCAGAACCAACTACGGAAATAACAATCTCATTTTTAAGTCTTGCACACTCGTTGACATTATAATCAAGTGAGTCTTTATCTATAGTGGTAATCTGGACTGGGTTACGCATATCAGCGACTCCCTCTGACTGATTAGGAATTGGGACCTCTAAGAATGAACCTGGGCCAGCTATTCGCTTTTCACTACAGCAAGGACATTTTTCTACAGTACCGTCGTTAAGAATTTTGTATTCTCCTTTGGCATTTCGTAAAAATCCTCCGTCACAATAGTCTCCTGTTTCGCTATTTTCAAAATTACAGTCAGCCTCATAGGCGCTGTAAATAGGATATGATGCATAAAGGTCGAGGTGTTGCTTGGATAAGGCAAAAAATAGATACCAATCCAAGTTTGATAGCTCCTTGGTGATTGGGTTTTTCTTAAGATCCTTGTTCTTCTCATTAAGCTGTGTAGACCAAAAAAATCTTGCAGGGCAATATCCTAAATCATGCTTTGCCTCTGAAATAAGTGACTGAATTTCATTCTTTTCATTAAGCTGATAAATCCTAATGCTAGTATCATCAAATACTGCTATTCTATGCTCTGGCTGATTAAAAATAAGCCAGTTAAACAAATTCTCATCTTGTTTAGAAAGCTCATAATCAATCACGGAGTCAATTTCAAGCCAATAAAAATATGGCTCAGGCCGAGTGGAAGTTTGTACTAGCGGAAGGTCAACAACAAGTATACTGTTTGGAGATACTTGCATTCGTTTCCAAGCGGTAGTTTTCCATACTTCGGGTTCATTAAGATTACTCTTACGATACTGAGACCAATCTTCAGCAAGTTCTGAATCGGTGAATTGATATGAGCTAGATGAGTTACGGCTATAGAAAACTCTTTCGAGTTCTCTATAGACGTCCTCAACTACAGCAGGGGTTAGCAACGGGAATTTGAACAGCTGCAAGAATATGTTGAACTTATCTTTTGGAAGCAGATGCTTTACCCAATCTAAGAATATGGTAGTAGGTTGGTTAATATCAGATACAGCAATATTCGTCTCAGTATGGAACCTAAGACGACGCTGCATGTTTACAGCTTTCTGAATAGTCTGACGTTTAGTCGGCTTTTGCAGAATTTGCTTTATCTGATTTAATTCTAAGCCCATTTTCTTCGTCGTATAAATAGTTACTATCTTCAGGCAATTCCCATCCGCCATTTATGTTTGTGCCCATATCAAGAAGTCTTTCGGCATGCTGAATGCCAAACTCCTGCCTCATATTGTACTTAGGCACAACCAATGTTACGGTTTGTTCTTTCTTCTTTCTCATCGTTGAATGCTATATTAAACTTTAAAGCTTTACCAACATCCAATTTATAGTCTTTTACTTGCTCTTTGGAAGCTTTCAACTTCTCAATTTTAGAAATTAGTTCCTCATCATTAGCATAGGCCTCAAACTTAGAATTTTTTATACTAAAATCTAAAGTTGATATTCGTTGCTGCATTAATTCTTTGCCTATATATACTATAGACTTAACTTGTGGTGGCTGTTTGCCACTATTTTTATAGTTTTCAAACTTAGTTCCACCAACAACTTTTAATATATCGCTAACTACAGCATTGCCTATAGCGAAATCAAAGCTAAAATCGGAGCTGAAGTCTCCTTTCTAAGCAGACGCAGAATTAACCCAATCAGTCAACGGATTAAAGTCCAAAGTTTCACGCTTGACAATGTAGAATTTATCACTCCAATTAGGAACGAAAGACCAACTAATAGCATTGCTATCAGGCTCTTCATATCCGCCAAGTGACTTATCTCCTACAAAGAAACTGTAGATAGGAATAGGCATGTACTTAGTAGGTTTATCCATATCATCTACCAAACAGCCAATGTTACCATTCTCATCAATAAGCCACACACCGATGGTTTCGCATTGATACTGCTTCATCTGTGCAATAACTTTTTGATTTTCCTGATAGATAGTGGCAGAGAACGTTGTCGGCTCACGACCGATTGTAATAGGAATACCTCCAAGTGTCTGGTTACCACCGCCGAATGTACGAGCTGCACCAGGCTCAGTAGTAGGTCCTTGAATGTATGGTGAAACTGTCATCTTAGAACCATCGGCCGCAGCAAACAAAGTAGAAAACGATGCTTTCTTAGTCGGGTCCTCAACAGCATTCAACGTTCCAGGCGTTTTGTAGATACGCTGGAATGCAACTTTTTGAATTTGCCCCATGCTCTCTTTGCATTTCTCAATAGTGAGGTCTACGATATGAGCTCCAAGCGGGCATCCACAATTTAATCCCATATTATTTATGATTTTTATTGTTAATACTATCGAGCAGCTACCCTTAGCTTGCATCGAATTACCTGTACTTTGTTTTGAATTGACTTCTCCACAATGCGAATATACTAAATTATACTGTAAGTTGTACAGCTTTTAACATTTTTTAATAGAGCATTATTTAGAGTCATTCTCGCACTATGTTCATTCAAGGCTTATGATTTAATCATTCATATATAATTAGAAGCCTAGAAATTACGAGAATAATGCGAGAATTTAATCTTTTATCACCTTATAGCCTCTTTTTTGGAAAAATTCATCCATTACATAATAGCTACACTTATTTCTGCCGTTAATTATGGCTTTATCTTTTTTAGCACACCATCTTGTAACTTTAGGCGCTCCAATGTAATATAGCCATTTATTATATAAACAGCTTGCACAACACATGTTTGCCTTAACTCCATTCGGGCTTATCATCTTTTCCATACTAGTTTCTCAATGATATTTTCTTCCTTCCAGCTTTTCTACTATGCATTTCTACTACTCCAGTTAATGCATCTGGTGCATCATCATGAGCAGCCCTTCGCTTATTATCTTTACGATAAGTTGTAATAGCATTATAGAATTCACGCCATTTTTTATCCCAATTTTCTGGAAACGCTACATCTGAGTTAACAAGAGCTGAATTTGAAAAAATACGAGCAGCTTTATTTTTTGTCTGTGTAAAAGTATTTATGGCTGTTTTGAAATTATGCAAAGTAGCTCTTGTAATACGCTTTACATTTCTAGCAAACTGCCTACCGCCATTATTGGACTCTATCAGACATTCTGTTATACTATTTTCTGTGAGCATTTTAGCCAACATTACTTCAGTTTTTTCCATGGGCAGTTGTGTGTATAGCACATCAATTACATATAGCATTTCTGGAGTATTTATAAAGCAAATTGCACATAAATAATCAGAGCCAGTATCAGCTGTATCAACGTAACACCATCTTTGATTAGCTTTAGAGCCTGATGGCAATTCTATATTTTGGTATGTTCTAAACTCGTGATACATAAGGCCCTCAGTAGGAATTGGATTTTGCATATACTGCGTCTCAAATACTACCGGGTTAATCTCTCGTAGTTTATATAGCTCCTCAAGATTGTGCTTCATTGGCCAAAGAGCATGTTCTTCTCCTGTCTCAGGGTCTGTTTGTATAACTGGAAGTGATAAAACAGTCCATGTATCTGGCTCTATTTCTTGCAGATAACCACAGAGGTCATGCTCATGTAATCTTTGCATTATAATAATGATAGGCGTTCTACGCGAGTTAACACGGTTACGTATTGTATTTTCGAAGCGTTGATTTATGCGCTCTCTTACTAAATCAGATGCTGCATCCTCCGGTTTTATTGGATCGTCAATCATAATTGCGCCTTGGAATATATTTGTAGTAGCCCCAACCATTTTTAATAGTTCATTTGTGTGGTCATCAAAAACAAATACATCATTTCCTCCATCCATCGCATCAATATCTGAATCAAGGCGACCACTACCAAATCCTGTTACTTGACCTTGCGTAGATACAGCGTAAAGTTCTCCTCCCGCTTTAGTTTTCCACCTTTTAGATGAGCCTTTCTCAGATGCAAGTGCTGATTTCGGAAAAAGTGTTTTATATATTTCAAGAGACATTATTTCTCGTATATTATCTGAATTATCATTTACTAAAAGGTCTGAATATGATAGATGTAAAAAAAGGCACCTTGGATTTAATGCAAAACACCAACTTATAAATGATTTAATTACAAGTTGTGTTTTCCCGTACCTTGGCCCAATATTAATTATTAATCTGGTTATATTACCGTCAACTACTTTCTGCAATACATCTATAATTTTTCTATGATGCTCAGCTATTATATATGAGGTATGATATTGAGCCTTAAACATAAGTTTTGTATACTTTTCAAAAGATGTTAAGGCTTCAAGCCTTAACATCTCTATAGCATTAATCATACCTGGTTTTGTTGTATCTATTGCTTTTTCTTGCATTTCCTTGATTGACTTTATCATAATATTTATCTTTTTGGTTGTGTATAATTATATTTTATTTCTGCTGCTTCTCTTGCTTTTACAGCATCTTCGTAATTATCAAAATAGCCTAAGCAGTCATATAGAGCTCTTCCATTTTTGCGTTTACCATTTCCTATAGCTGCAACCCATTTTTGGTGCTTTTTATGCCAATAGACTCCTGTATGGCCAGATGTATTATTTATATGCATTTTACGATTTCTGCTATTTTGCATACCAGATACAAGGCGTAAATTATTAATTTTATTATTTAATGGATTTCCGTCTATGTGGTCTATTTCCATATTGTCATCTGGCCATTTTCCATATTGGTAAAACCATGCTAATCTATGAGCTTTATATACATTTTGCCCTATTACTATATTAGAATATCCTTTATAATCTATAGTAGTACCCGCTATATCTCCTATATTAGGACTATCTCTGCGTAATTTATTTGCATATTTCCATTTAAATATGCCAGTTTCTGGATTGTAGTCCAATATAGATAATAAATACTCATGTGAAAGAGCATATTCTTTCTCTTTCAAAGCTATGAAATTACTATTCGTTAGTGCCATATCGTTTTAATTATTTATTGCTTCCAATTTTTATGTACTTAAACCAGGCATAGTGCTTACGAGTCTCAAGATAATTCCAGTTATATACATTATCATGCGCCTCTTCTTCAAAGCTCACGTCGTGGTATGCATTATTCTGCTTTTTGTGGAAAAATCGTATGATTATATACTCAAGACCATACCATAAATAGAAAAAGATGTATAACATCTCTTTCATTTGAGCCGTATGTATTTGCTCGTGCAATATCGTGTCTCTTGTTAAATGATCTCTCTTTGTAAATAAAATGCCGAATAAATTAATTGTGTGATAAGGCCCAAATGGAAACCAATTTGTATATACTATTTTCATATCTATAAATATTTATCGGTTATTATTTTACTTTATTAAGTTTTCACGTATAATCAGGTACGCTTCACGACTCACAGGTACATTGGGAATAATGCCTGTTTGGAGTTGTTGCTGCTCAGGTAGATTAAGCTGCATAGGTCCTTTGCCGAATATTCTATCCCATAATTTTTCTATAGTTTCAATGTTACCTAGCTTTTCGTCTTCAATAAGGCGCTTAATTATAGTCTTTATTACAACCGGCACTTTTTTATTAGCCACTAAGGCTTGTAACTGCGAGTGGTTACATGTTAACAAACAAGCCAATAAATTAGCCGTGTCTTGCTTTGTAAGTTGAACACTTAAATTGATATTAAGGCTAGTAAGAAGCTTTGTTATTTCAGGTCTTGATGTTCCTTGTAACTGAAGTGCTGAGCGTATAGCTGATGAATATGAGCCTTTACCCGAGTTATGGCGTTCTGCTAACTCAGTCGCTTTAAGCGGCTCTACAGTCTGAGCCTCAAGTGCCTCAATAGCCTCAACTCGTTTTTGCTGCTCTACAATACGTTTAGCTTGAAGTTCAGTTTGGCCATCTGGTATTTCTTCCACGCCGAGTTCTTCTGCTAATGATTGGCGTTTTTCTTGTTTAGCTTGAAGATTTTTAAGTTTCTGTTTTTCAAGATACTTAATACGAGCCAATTCTTTTGCATCTTGCTTTGCCTTAATACGTGTGGCCTCTTGTTCTACAAGCTTGGATGCGTCCGGATTAGACATTCCAGGAACTATTGGCCTGTTTGGCAATATATCTGCTAATTTCTGTGCTATTTTATCTGTTTTCATATTGATTATTATACTTTTGTTGTTTATCTAATATAGTTTTACTTTTTTCTTCTAGTATTGCATCTTTTTTTATTTGGTTTTGCAACTGCCTATATTCGGTCGCTTTTCTAAGGTCTGGTTCTACTGTTATTATATCATCTGTGTTATTAAATCTCCATACAGAGCCGTATGCTATTCTTCGCTGACCGTTACAGCACATATATATAGCGCTTGGATTGATTTTTGTAGATACCGAATTTACATATTCTCTTATAGAATCCCACTTTTTATAGAATTTATATGTATTTTCTGCTATCTTAGTATACTGATACACAGCCCTATGTGGATAACTACGTATAGTGTCTGTTCCTGATTTACGTATTGTGTCTGGTATTTCCCATTTTGCGGCATATCCTGATATGACGGCTTTTTCTGCTGCACATTTATTTAGACTATTTATTATATTATGCCCGTATGGTGCATAGGCACTATACTCATCTATCAACTCATACATTCTTGAATATACGTTTAACAAGCCATTTGGTAGCGATAAAACATTAAAAGGAATTTCTTCTGTTGTCACCGTTATGTATTTGCTTTCTACTATGGCTTTTACAAGGTTCGGATTATTTTTGCGTAACCATGAGACATTGTGAAACGCATTGTATATAAGCCTATCTATTTTATTCTTTACAGAAATGGTGTTAGTTTCTCCTGCCCAGCCAACATAGAACTTGTTATCATATTCAAATTCTAGTATAAAATAAGCGCTTACAGATTCAATATTAGAACCTTCTTGTAAGTCTACCAAGTACTTGTATTTACCTATTCGTATCATGTGCATATTTTTAATGTTTTTGCAAATATAGCCATAAAGGCTGATAAGTAAAAATTCTTGCAGACTAAAAATCAAAAATTAACATTTTTTATATTAGTGAATAATTAACATATTAATATCATACTTCACAAGTATTTAGGCATGTATCTTAATCAGTGAATAGAAAATTAAGCTTTTGTTTTCCGTGTTTCTACTTCACAAAATAAAACTAATTGAAAATCAATAATTTATTAAATTTAATTAGTGAATAGAAATCAAAGGGCATAGAAACAATCATCTCTAACTCTTCTATGAAGTCTTATACTGTTATATGTGATATATGATAAGCCTATCTATTCACATATCACTATTTCAAATCTATTTTATCTCTTTTATATATTTATTGTTTATATTGTTTATTAAGGTCTAATTTATTGAAAATCAATCAGTTATTGAGAAACTTCTCTTTGATTTTGCATGTTTATTTTGTTTCTTTGAAAATTATTTCTGAGCACTCATTCTTTATTGCGAGAATGCCATTTTGCCAATTCCCTATTAAGTCTAAGGGCCTAAATTGATATTTGCGAGAATGTATGCGAGAATGAGAATTTATGAGCCTCTGGGCCTTGCTCATACTTATATATGATTTGAATCCCAATTTGCGAGAATGATTTGAAGCCAAAAAATTTTTCTGCCTATGGACATGGCTCTATATACTATATATAAGGAACACCCCCCAGGCACTGTGGCAGGGCCTAAATTCTCGAAATATAAAATTTATTTGGTTAAAAAGCGTTAAGCCTGACAGCCTAATTCGTTAATTATGGTTTAATTCGTTAAGAAGCATTAAGGCTATTAGCCTGTTAACAACTCTCAGCTAAAATAACTTTCAGGTTCCAAGCCATTTACAGGCTCACAGCCTCTCCTCTAACAAGGTTTAACGAAAATTTAACACTTCCTAATTAAATATATTTTCAGGTTCCAATTATTTTATTAACCGACAGATATAAAATTATTATTTTAAGTTATTAACGAAACAACCAGGAAACTTAATACAGCTTAACTTATAAAATTTTTATATGTTATTTATTTTACAGGTTATATAGCCGATATTTTTTAATATTTATATCCAGGTTTCTTAACACTTTTTTAATATATAAATTTTATAGCCGATAAAATTATTATTATATTAGCATATCGAAAATAAACCGGATATATATATAATAATTTATTTAATGATTATTAATGAATATCCAATATTTATTAATCAAATAAATTTTTCCGGTTAAAATAAAATTGGTATATTAGCAATATAAATAAAACGGAAATAACAGTAACAGGAATTAGACGAAATTATAAATACCGCGATAAATAAATATTGCCGATAGGAAAATAACCCAGGCGGGAGAATGGCCGAGAGAATTGCGGCATCAGTGACTCGACTTCACTGCTGGGTACAAGAGAATTAATAGTTAAAAATTTACAGCAATGAAAGTAAACAGAAATTACCGTTTCGTATTGACGAACATTCCAAACAGTATGTTGGAAACAGGAGAAGTAAGAATTGACAACGAGGAAATAACCGGCGAGAGAATGTTTGCCAGTGAATGCCACTACTATGCCGAGAAAAATATCCTCGAGTGTATCAAGGATGCGGCAAAACGCGACGATTTGCGCAGCTACTACGAACACACCTACTGTATCTACAAAGAAGACAAATCGAAAAAGGAGACAGTAGAACGGGAGGAGGACGGCAAGAAAATTACCGAGACGAGAGAAATACCTGGCAAGGCAATGCTGCTCGAAATAATAACCGTGGACGAAAATGGCGTAAATATTCGATAAAACGGATTGCCGGTTGTTCCACGACAGTGGGACGCCGGAGCCGTTCGCCCGGGTTGGACATACAGGAGTTCGACTCCACTACTGGACACTATACAAATAAAGAATATTAATAATATAAAAACAGTGGTATTATGGATGAAAGTACATTCGGCTGGCTCATAGAATACGAGCAGCAACTCAGAGAAGCTGGGTATGATGAGAAAACAATTGCTCATCTTGTATTAGAAGCAGTTAAATAATTAAAACAGGAGAATTATGACAGCAAGAGAATTTATAAATAATGCGGTTTATATAGTATTTGATGGCACGTCGTATTATGGGCTTTTTGGCTGTGATATAAGAGAAGCACAAGTAGAAGACCCAGATATTGAAATAATAAGTGGCCCATATAGGCAATGGCCTGACGAGAAAATTGAGCAATTAAATAATGAACTTTAAAACAGGAGAATATGAGCAGCAAGAGAATTTATAACATGGTCCTGAAAGCAACCGATGTTTGCCCAGAAGGTGAGCTCCTTACAGACAAGGAGCTCGAGAGAATGAAGCTGAATAACGTCAAGCGTGACTGGCCGAAAACAAGTAAAGTAAAAGTTTACGGCGAAGACGTTTATTTCAACTTTGGAGTGAGATTTGCAGCAGTTATTCAAGAAGTAATACAAGAGAACAATGGAAACAAACAGAACAATATTTGAGTCTCACGGATATTTATATAAAGGCGCAGCTGAGACTCAAAAAGAGGAGGCAGACCATTTATAACAATGTTCGGCAAAAGACTTTACTTGGACAAATTCGTCCGTAACAATTCAGGATTTTAAAAATATTAATATACCGCAAAATTAATTACTGAAAGCTTCAGAGTTTCGCATAAGTAATGCCTCAGCCGCTGCAAGGAAATGACAAAGGGAGCGATACCCACAGCGGCACAATTCATAATTTTAAAATTTACAACAATGGAAAAAGCAATTAAAAAAGCAAAGCTGTTAGGAAACACTGGAACGGTGTTAGTTATAATTGGGTTGACTGGCCTGGCTTCTATCAGCGATTGGCAGAATTTTTATATGTTCGTATTAGCAGTAGCTGCTGTAATGTTAGTGTTGGCAAATGCAATTCTTACACATATTCACAAAAATATTAAGTAATATGGCTGCAAATCAGATATATGTTACAACTTACAGACTCGAGATTAAAGCAACTCGAGAAAATTTGGATAACACAGAAAACTTCATGAAAGCAATCGCAGATATTTCTGTAACGCTTTATACTATACCGGATGTGTTTATTATTACGGTAGCATCTGATATGCTGAACACAACCCAATTGTGCAATATGGCACTCAAATTCTTTGGCAAGGAGGGATATAATATAAGTACTCTCGGACTCTTAGGGCCGTTTAAAAAACTCAATTGATATTTTTTAACATAAAACTTGGAAAAAAGTTCCCAAAGCAGCTCAATAATTCAAAAAAGCATAGTATATTCGCAATATCAAAATTAAACGATAACATTTTAATAACAATTCAAAATTTACAGTATTATGACAACAAAGAAATTTTCGCAGATGACAACGAAGAAGCTGAACGCTCTTTTGGCAACAGCAAGTGATGAAGACAAGAAGGCTATCGAAGCCGTACTCGCAGCTCGTGAACAGGCTCAGGTCCCCACTGCTCCTGCAGCTCCTGAGGCAACCCCAGAAGAGACTCCTGCAAGTGAAGAAGAAACTCAGCTCAGCCCTGAGGAAGAAGCAGCTATCAAGGCAGCTGAAGAGAATGGCGGACTCAACCTGCTTTACAATGGCAGCAAGGCAACTCAGGAGAAAAAGCCGAAGATGACCGATGAGGACCGTCATGCACTGGCCGAAGAGCTGAAGAAGAATGTTAACCACCGTTGTCAGGCAGTTCCTTTCAACACCGCAGAATGGGTTGACGGCTATATCGCCGGAGTGATTGAAGAGAAGCGCAGCAATAAGGTGCTTTATGCAATCAAGACAGACGACGGACGCCGCATCATTAAGGTACACGACAGCAATCTTGTTCGCATTCTGGACGAAGTCGTTGAGCCGGAGAAGAAAGCCCGTGCTCGCAAAGCAAAAGACCCGGCAGACAAAGTTGAATGGACACCGGAAGCAATTGCCGAAGAGGTTAACGAAGTTATCGGCAATGTAGGTAAAACGGTAGAATTTGAGAAATACCGCATTACAGACGAAAACGGCGAAGAGCACATTGAAATGGTAGTTGGCCGTATTGTGGCAATTGTGCCTGACAAACGAGCTCAGTGCTTGCTCTACCGCATTTCAGTTCCGACTCCTATCGAAGGCAATCCGCTTGCAACGAAGACTATGCACAAGATTGTGAAAGCCGAGGGCATTAAGATTGCCGAAGAGTTCGACAAAGAAGGTGCACAGCTCAATGCCAAGTATCTGGAGCGCCGTGAGGCAGCAGCAACCCGCACTCCGCTTACTTTTCAGGACCGCGTAATTCGCTGCGAGGAGAATGTGAAGAAGGCAGAGGAGAAGCTGCAGAAAGCTCAGGAAGAGCTGGAAGCCAAAAAGAAGCAGCTCGAGGATGCAAAGAAGGAGCTGGATGAATATCTTGCCGGTCAGGCAAATGGAGAAACTGCCGAAGCTCCTGCTGAGACTACAGCCGAAGAGGAGTCACTTGCATAACACAGCCACCTGACACCGTTTCTCCCATGGAGCCGTCTCGAAAGAGGCGGCTCTTTTTTTTTGCTGCATATCTAAATATGCGGCTATTTTTGTATTATTGCGATTTATGTTAAAATATGTAAACTCATAGAAACATGCTTCTTTCGCGTTCTAGGACACTTTTAGGCTTTAGGTGTACTATAATATGGGTTAACTCAATTCGGCGCGATAGAGGCCAAAAGAAGTGTATCTATCAATGTATTTTTATAAAGTCTATAATATGAATTAAGGCATGGACTTTCCTGAGCTTTAAGCCACCAAGCAGTTATATAAATAGCTGTTAAATTTATGGCTAAAAAGTTGACTCATTTTCTTGGCTTCTAGGACACTTTTATTTGAGAATAATAGTAAACTAAATCTATAAAAAGAAATGAGGAGAGAATGAACGAGAATAATGAAATTTCATATATTTTCGAGGCATTTAGAGCTCTATATTTTTATTTTGAAGCTGCAATAAACCAGTGAAAAATTTTTATGTTAAAGTCTGTAAAACAGTAATTTATATCAAGATTATTTTGTACTTTAGCCTATAAAAGAACAAAAGTAAAACTGTTAAAAAATGTTACACACTAGAACACATAAAAGCCGCATGGTCATTATGATTAAACAGCTTATGCCTGAGTGTACAAGCTGTGTAGCTCGTGTGCACAGTGGACTATGCAGCAATTGTCCACATTGGACTCCGAGTGTGGTACAGGAGTTAACAGAGGAAATGGCCGAGAGAATATCCGCCACAATTGGACAGGAGAATATCACAAGGCCCAACGAGAGAAATGTTGAACAAAAATAAATAATTGCAATATGGAAATAAATGAACAAGAGAATACCCAAGAGGTACAGCAAGAGAATTTGCTTGATGGCTCTCAATCAGTTCAAGCAATGCAAGAAGAAAATGAACTGCAAATCGCTGTTCAATTAGTTCAGCCTCAAGCTGCTTTAGATGAAATAGCAGAGCTTGAGAAGAAATATCGTGAAACTATAGAACGGAAGAATAAATGAGCAATTTTGTTTTAGATTACAGCAAAAAGCAGACTTTGCAAATATCAAATGATGCTTTTTGCTTTTTGTATTATGGTGAAGAGCCATTAGACGAAGACAATTTGGAAGAAGCCAATGAGGTATCTGAAATGTTTTCCAATAATTTTTATATAGAAGATGATTGGAAAGCAGTTGATGACTCAGACCTTATAGAATGTACTTTTGTTCCGTATGTTGAAGACCAAGCCGATTATGATGAATATGAGGACCTTACCAAATATATTCAGCAGCAAATAAAATGGCTTGATGCAAATCATATTAGAGTATGGTGGTTTAATAACCAAACTGGAACGAGAGAATTACGCGGTGATTTTAAGGTTTATACCAATAAATATGGCCTTAAGTGTTTTCATACAGGCAATCAAGATGAGGATTTTGTGACAGGAAAAATGAGCTTGTATTTTTTGAAGAATTTCAAGAAGCGCATAGCTTAACAAGTGAACGAGAGAAATATAAGGCAGACTACAGAAAAGTAGTCTGCCTTTTTTACATTAAGCTTTCATCTTCTTCTATAACGAGAGAATAACCGACTCCTCGTATGGTTTCTATAGCTACTCGGTTATCCATTTTAAGCATATTTCGCAGCATGCATATATGGACATCTAAGCTACGTTTATTAAAGTAGTTATCATCAGTCCATACTTGCTGCATAAGTATTTTCTTAGGTAATGTTTCATTTTTATAAGCACATAGTAAAGCAAGAACTTGACTTTGTTTATTATTAAGCTGTGTTTTTATACTGCCTATAGTAAGAATTTTATCTATTGTATTAAACAGGTAATCGCCTATCTCATAAGATGGCTCTATATTTCTTACTCGCACACCACATCTTTTTAGAACGGCTTTTATTCTTCTTATAAGCTCCTCAATGTTATATGGTCTTATAACGTAATCATCTGCACCTTCATCAAATGCTTCAATAACATACTCATATCGGGCCTTATCCGATACCATTATTACCGGTATTTTATCATCTGATTTGCGCAAAAATTTTAATGGCTTTAGCCTCATAGAGGCATCTGTTGTTTTATAATGGCTTAATATGCATAAGTCATAATTCTTTTCTCTGATTTTGATTAGTATATCATATTCAGTTGAGGTTATTACTTGAAAGCCGTTATACACCAAATAATCTACCAGGATTTTACAGTCTTCATCTTGATAGATTAAAATTCTTGGCAATGCTAATTTAGTGTTATTACTTTTCATATCATTTCTTTAATCTTGTTTTGCAAATCATTATATAAAACTTCATACCAAAATGGATTAAGCCTTAACAGGTCAAAGTATGAATATACGCCTTTTTGATATATTAAAGAAGCATATTTAAGCTCTTTGTCTGCTCTTTTTTTAAGATGCTCATGATAGAACTTTATAGACTGGTCCACATTTACCAAAAATGGCGATTTATGCTCCATAAGAACTTTTTGCTCTGTATTTTGAGTAAAGTAATATGGGATATTCGGCATTGCCCAGAAAGTTAATCCAGTACCATATTCCTCACTCGCCTTATATAAAAAGCCAGGACATGGACGAATTGAGTCAGGATATAAGCTTTTACATATTCTTAACCTACGTGGAATAAAAGGATTAAGTAAAGTAGTTAATCGCTTGTTTATATAAGTTGAGTATTTATCAACCATTCTTGTGTGTTCTTTAACAAGTGATGAAACTAACAGCTTAATCCTTTCATTTCCTATAGGGTCACTCAGGCGTATATATTCTTGCCTGAAAGCTTCACGCTGAATACGTATTCTGTCTTCTTTAAGTCGTTGAGACTTTTTCCTTTTAGCTTCTATGCTAGCCATTGCAGCTCTGCGCTGTCCCTCAGGTCCAAACAGTTTTACACCTTGGCAATTGTTTGGACCTAAACCTGTCCATGGCATTTTATCTCCATATCTAGCTTCAATCTCTCTGTTTTCCTGCTCTTCTTCAGATAATTCAACATGCTCTTCTTCTAAGGTAATTTTTTCAATTGCCTCAGATTGAGCCTCTTGAATATCCTCATCATCGCTTTTAATTTCATCGAGAAATTCAAAGAGTTCCTTTTCGGTTAAGTCTCCATATTGCTTAATATCTTCCATGCCACTTAAATAATGACTTGATTATATCTTTTCCAGCTTGCTTGTTAAGCAATCCAAAGTATGCGATTGCAAGTGTGAGTCTTGCTATTTTATGCAATACCCATGCTAATAGATATATAGGGAAATAAAGTATACCTACACGTCTCCATAAAAATTTAAGCACCTTTTTCATCTTCTTCCTTTTTAACCATTATTGTTTCTACTTTTTCTCCCTCTTCTACTTGTTTTAACTCAAGATAGGTTCTATGAAAAGCTTCGTCACCTATTCCTTTAATAAAAGTTCTAAGTGTAGAAGGATATTCGCTTGCATTTATAGTCTTATCGACTACTTTCGCGTAAAGAGCAGCAAGAGCTTTAGGTCCAAATACCTTTTTCTCCTGTAATCTTTCAATGAGGCCTCTTTTGAATTGAACATCTGGATGTTCATTCATAATCTTCGTACGAGTTAAGTACAAGTCCTTAATCAAAGCCTCAATATGCTTTTCAAACTGAGGCATTTGAATAATATCAATAACTTTCAAATCTTCCAGCTTCATTTTTTATAAGTTTTTAAGTTGTTGTTTATAATACTTTTCTTGCATATCAAAGTGTCTCTTATATATATGCAAATCATGAGCAAAATGGTAATAAGTGCCTATTGGCACACCGAGCTCATCTGCGACTAATTGTTGAAGTTTTGTCCAGCAATATTGGTCATTGCAAAAACCATAAACCAAATCGTTGCTTCGCATAGTTACGCACATATCAAGAGTTCCTATTTGAGGCTTAATATCAAATCCGACTGATAATGTACAAGGCGTATCATACTTATAGTCATCTTTTTCTTTGCCATCAAATATAGTAAACCAAGCTTGACGAGTATCTTTATTCTCTTTAAGCTGTTCAATGCACTTTGCCAATTGGCCATTGCGAGTCCACTGCCATCCGTAATTAGAATTGACAATGTTATCTCCACCATGCATTTTATCCCACATAGGAGCATGTTTTTTAATTTCAGCTACACTTCTATCGCCTGACATATACCAGGCATATTCGCGCTCAGCATATCGTTCGCTGAATTTGCGCCATTCTGTTGTTATAACGCGTTGCTGAGGATTACGCAGATAAAAGCCAACATTGTAAACAGCCTTTGTTCCAACATTAGTTTTTACTCCTTGACCTATAATAAAACCATATAGGTCTTCAAAAGCCTCAGTCGCATTTTTATATGATATATTCATGTTTCCTCGTATTCAAATGTTAATACTAGAGTTGCACCATAATCATTCCAGAGAACTTCTTCAAGCTTTTCTTTTGTATGGCAATTATATCGGCACATCTCAGCTTCCAAGTCCATAGGACTATCTATTATAAGAGTATTTTCAGCTATTGTTGTCATATCATTTAACAAGTTTATTTGTATTACTGTTATAAACTCTAAACAAAAGCTCTTCAGCTTCCTCATTCATGGCATTGCAAATACTTATTGCTTCTTCCATAGATAAGCCTGTAAGTTCTCCGTCGTTATCGTCAAATGCTATTTCGCCAGTAATTACTCTTATTTCAAATGAATTGGCTGATACAAAAGCTTTGGTAGCATCAAGAGCTTGTATACAAATATAGTGTACTGCATCCCAGTATATATAAGACAAAGTGCTTGTATCTTTTAATATATCGATATAAAGCTCTCTCAACTTTTCTGGCTTAAACCATCCATGCTCATCCATTCGCCTATATTCAGCAAGCCATCTACCATACCCATTTGTGGCCTTAAACCTGTTGGCATAAACAGCCACAAATCTAAAAAATTGGTCTGTATAAATGACTTGTGGAATTTCAACTGTTTTCTTTTTGAGCTGTTTCATGTGCTTAAAGTTTATATATTCTCGCGCGTTCTAGAGCACGCTTATTATTCCATTATTATTCAATCATTCATGTACTTAAAGCGCGATATTGCGCGCGAGAATAATGTGAAAATCAATCCTTAGTATGACCCAGTAGACCCGAGTGCTCCATCGCCACGCTCAGATGAACGGCTGAAAAGCTCTGACTCAGAAACTTCTTCAAGACCTTCATACGATACAGGCACAAGAATAAATTGTGCTATTTTCATACCTGGCTTAATGTGGACTTTAGCTCTGCCGACATTCACAACGTGAATATGTATCTCTCCCTGATAGTCTTCATCGACAATCTTAGCGCCGAGTATAACAATACTTTCAAATGCCTCTGCCTTCGGTGTTCTACCAGCTCCAAGGCAAGCCCATTTAGAAGTTACAACTCCTGATTTATCAGCTGCCATAAGCATATATCCTTCTGGAATTTCCATCTTAATACCTGATGGTATCAAAACATCAGTTCCTGGATTTACGATAAAGCCTTTGTTATTTCCAAAGTTAGGAACGAAAAAATCAATTCCTGCTGCTTTACCAGTTCCACGAACAGGGGACTTTACATTTCTTATTTTTGCAAATTTCATGACTACATCATTTTAACAAGTTCCTTAGCTGCTGTTTCTACAGCTCTAGCAAGTCTATGTTCAACTTCTGGACTTATAAGGCTGTAAACTCCTTCTTTTTCAAAAGCATCAGCCATGATAGCTCCAATTTTTGAAAGCTTAGGATTAGAAGCGTTAATGCCATGCTTATCCATAAGTTCTTTATTGTACTCATACTTAATACCTCCTTCTACAGGAATAAGCTTGGCTATTTCTGCATGAGTATTTGACTTTCTGCTCGTAGGAACAGTGATAATAATCTCCTGATTGGTTGTCATGCACATATCTGTGCACATTTCCATTACTTCATTGAAGTTGCGTTTAAACTCTCTTGGAGTTACTGAAATTAAACTTTTCATAATGATGCCAAATTAGCAATTAAGTCCAACATATATGTTTTGTCTTTATCTCTTCTGAGCTTCATCTTATCTTTTAAGGCGAGAGCTACTAGCTGAACATTTATAAGACTATGTTTTACATGAGACTCTTCGATTATATCCAATACTACCCCTTTGGATATAATCTCATCGTGGCTTTCAGTCTTGTCAATGATAGCATTTATCTTGACTCCACCGATTACAAATGAGTAACACGTGCTTTCTTCATAGTTTTCATTCCCAAGGTCAGACAGGAATTGAAGTTCTTTTAACTTTGTTTTCTGCTCTTCTTTCAAATGAAATACCTTTATATCTATATCCTGTGGATTAGACGGAACTCCTAGCATAGCCAGAGCAGTTGTACCTGTTACCATATATTCAATTCTATTTGCATTGCAAAAGTCATTGAGTTTTAATAAAGCTTCTTTTATCTTCATATCTGTTACATTAAATCGTTATCGAATAAACTTGGTTGCTTAGTGGCTTTAGGAGCAACTTTTACATCTCCCGGCTTACGCTTTAATACCCAAAGAGTATTACGTGAAGCATCTGGGAACATAGAAGCCATGATATTGGCAATGAGGTTTGAGTCATAATACTCTTTAAGAGCATCAAACATTTTCTGTTGCCAATCGTTCATCAGTGGCTTATAGTCTTTAGCCGAAGCAAATGTACCGAACTTCTTTACAATATCAAAGTGACATTTCAATATGCCTTCAAGCTCCCAATGGTCAAACTCTTGTACGTCAACCCCACGCCCATCACCTGAGTCATAAGTATGATTACCAGCTGCTCCTACAGATGGGTCATAGTTTGGAGTTGAAAGGTAATAAGTAGCGTTATTATTGCCACAAGCCTTAAAGTTCTCCAAAAATGCATCTGCATTCTGTTTGCCAACGTGCTCAAGCACTTCAAAAGCGCAGACTTTGTCAGCATTAAATTTGCTGAAATCCATGTAGTTTTTAACAAGGTCAGCAACATAGAAATGAGCCCAAGGTACATTGGCATACTTCTCAGCTGCTTCTTGAATTGTTTTTTCGCGAATATCGATACCGATATATTCTTTCTGCTTAAATTTGTTTCTGTATAATACCTCAAGCAAGTTAGCAGCTCCACAGCCAAAATCAACAATAGACTCACCAATTTTGGCTTCTTTCAAGATATGAGTCCATCGCAGATAATGCGCAAATTGGTCTCTGTGGAATACGTGACGCTCAAAGGCCTGGTCAGGTCTGAGGTCTGTTGTGTTATACACTTTTGCCATAATTAAAAAATTGTTTATTTGTTGAAAGTATCTTTATGCTCTTCCAGATAGTCATTCATAGAGCCCATGTAAGCTATTGCATCAAGAAGATTATCCTCTTTGTGTGCATAAGCCTCACGTGATAGCTTAAGAGCAATCATTGCTCTATACATTCCAGCTGTTGTAATTTGCTGGTCTTTTGGCGACATCAAATTATAAATAGCTGCTGCTCTTTCCATTGATGCCTGGAATGGCCCGTATTGGCGCTCTTTTTCCTCTGAGCGTTCATTTACAATCTTGTTTGCTTGTTCTAAGATGTTAGCCATGATTATTTACCGTTTTTATAGTTAATACAATCCATTTTACAAGAGTCGGCCAATAGCTTATGAACTTCTGGATTGTTCCATTGAGAATTCATAAGATAAAGCTGTGCATCTTTCTTATATATTTGAGCTTTTGTATATTGTTCTAAAGCTTCTATATGCTTAGTATTTTGGCCTATAGCACTATTCATATAGACAATACATAAAGCTTGTATTACTATGATAACACATAGTCCGATAATTATTTTCTTCATTACACTACTAAATTTTTAAGTTCTTCTTTTAATCTTCTTGCATCCGCTCCTCTAAATGTTTGTGCATTTGCCAAGAAGTATCTGACAATATCTCCTGCTTTATTATAATAATATGAAGCATTTGGGTCTGTAGTATCAAGTGTTAGCATAGCCTCTAAGTAAGGCACAGCACCAAAGTATACATTCAACCATGTTGATTTTATGTCATTAGCTATTTGCTGAAAAGTTCTTTTCTTGTCCATTTTATTATCTTTATTTAGATATGCGAATATACTAATTTTCTCCGAGAATAGAAAATTTTTTCATTATAAAATGCACTCACTTAACACTTCTTAACTTGGCCAGATTTTATTGCTCTTCTGGATATTCTATTTGCAGTAATTCTTTGCAAAATTGAATAACTTGCTCATAGTTATTATATGCAGTTTGAGTAATAATTCTCCGCTGAAGTATCGTTAGTTTATTTTTAATAATAAACTTATTTATGTTAAGAGAGAGAGCTTTATCATTGCATCTTCTTTTATCTCCTAACTGAATAGCTAATTGAGCATAATGAATACATTTCTTTATATCCTGCGTTCCATTTTTAGCTTTATACCTGCTAATATATTTTATAATACATCCTTGTATAAAAGAGCATCTTAAAGCAGTTATAAGCTCTATTGGTTGCATAGCCATATCTTTATAATGACTACCACCTATTTGTACATCTGTTGCTTTCATATCAATATACTTTACGTTTATGATTATCTGGTATATACCCATTTGCCACTCTCAGTTCATCCATAAACATAACAGAATTGTAATGTTTAGGAAATTCTTTTATCACCTTAAAGCTTGCTGTTTTATCTTTCACAAAGCTATTATCGTCTACAGGCTCTACATATCCAAGTTTTACAAACTTATAAAGATACGCGGTTTCTGAGTTTCTACCTGGCTCTTTACCAAGCAAAATTTCTTTTGAACTTACTACTTTGCCAACATTATCGTTAACAAATTTTACCATTTCCAGAAATACCGGAGCTTGTTTCCCATTACGTCCCATATTACATAAATTTTTTATATTTGTCAATTTTTGCTTTTATGCTATCCATTAAGGTATTTTGCTTTTTATCTTTTGCTTTAAGTGCTCTGATTACATCTTCATCATGAGTGCCTTGCAAAATTAAATGGTTTATAACAACATGATTTTGCTGTCCCTGGCGATATAATCGAGCATTAAACTGCTGATATAATTCAAGACTCCATGTTTGCCCAAACCAAACTATTATGCTACCTCCTGCTTGAAGATTAAGCCCATGACCTGCTGATGCTGGATGTGCCAACATAACTTGTATTTTACCAGCATTCCAGTCTTCAATATCTTTATTGTTTTTAAGCTCTCTTGGCTTATATTTTTTAAGATACTTAACAATTCTATCTCTATCAAACTGATAGGTCCATGCCACAAGTACAGATTGGCCATTTGCATCTTCGATTATTTCCTTAAGAGCTTCAAGCTTAATATCATGAATTGGAAACACATTTCTTTCTTCATCATATATAGCTCCATTAGCAAATTGAAGTAATTTATTTGAAAGGGCAGCGGCATTGATTACATTTACTTCTACCGGCTTTTCAACAAATACTGAATTGCCATTTTCGTCTTCTTGCTCAACAGTTTCAGTAGCACTTATTAAGTCAAGCACTTTATTCTTTTCAAAGTCATCGTATTGCTTCTTTAGAGCTTCAGGCATTCTAAGCTTTATATAGTTATCTGTCCTAAACGGCATTTCAAGATAATCATCGGCTTTCATGCTTATGCAAATATCCTCTATTTTCTTATGTATTAGATATTCTGAGTCACTCATCAAATCGTATGAATATACGACATGACCATTCGTTTGACCTGGCCGAAAATACCTTTCTCTATATCTGGATATTGTCTTTTCAAGGCGCTCGCCTCTATCCATAAGATATATTTGAGGCCACAAATCAATAAGTCCATTTGGAGCGGGTGTACCAGTTAGTCCTACTAAGCGTTTAAGATAAGGTCTAGCTCCACGTAATGCCTTAAAACGCTCTGATTTATAAGACTTAAAGCTACTAAGCTCATCTATTACTACCATATCAAAAGGTAATTTGCCTCCGCCATATAAAGCACAAAGCCATGCAACATTATCTCTTGATATGATATAAATATCAGCTTTTGTTTCCATAACAGCTGCTATTCGCTGTTTAGCAGTACCTATAATCTTAGAAAAGCGCAAATGCTTTGTATGTTCCCATTTCTCTGCTTCTTCTTGCCAAACTGACTCAGCCACTCGTTTTGGAGCTATAACTAATACAGAATTAACTTCACAATAATCAAACATCAAATAATTTATAGCAGTAAGAGTTGATATGGTTTTGCCAAGGCCCATATCTACAAATACACCGCAAAATGGATGCTCGATTATATGCTGCACGCAAGCTAATTGGTATTTATGTAAATCTGTTTCTTTCATCTTTTGTTATTGTTAAATATAGCTAAACAAGCTAAACCAAACAAAGCACCTATTATAAATGCAACTATGTTACTTATCATAAATTATACTATCTATAAATTGTTCAACGCCTTTTATCGTATCTATTACTTCAACTCTAAAACCCAAAGCTCTAAGCTTATTGTGCATATATGCCTGTATGCGTTTAGGCTTTCGTCCAGTTGTTTTTAATTCCACAAAAACTATTTTATGGCCTGGAAATAAGCACATTCTATCTGGTAAGCCTATAAGTTGGTCACACAGCAGTTTTATACACATGCCACCATTTATCTTAACAAGCTCAACCAATTTGTGCTCTACAACTTTTTCACTGTCTACTGTCTCTTTCTTCATAAGTTAAATTTATTGAACTTACAGTTACTCCAAGTATTTGCAATGACCGGTTAAGCTTATCTTTAAGATTTTTCTTGAATTGGGCTACATCATTGCAAGCATTCTCTTCTGTTACATGGTTTTCATCATATTTTATTGTTCTTAAAGAACTATCGGAGAATTTGCATACAACTCTTAGTATTACATATTTCATAACCTGGCCATATAAATGTTATACTCACACTTATCCAAATTAAATTCCAGTCTGTCAACACAAAACTTTTGGCCATTGTATATAACAACCGTTTTGACAGATGGAATATGTTCTATATTTCTTGTTACAAGAAGCACAGAATTACGGTAATTTCCGTATTGCATTTTATAAAAATTTGCTATCATAATAAGCTATCTTTACGTTTATAGTATTTCTGTTTACCATATAAAGGAAAGTTCTTAGTGGATGCTATAGCTTCCCATTCAGGCAATGACCTAAGAATTTCATTAACCTCCCTGGTATTATATCTTGACATTTCTGTCTTATCTTTGCCGAGGCACTCACACCATACTTCAGCAATGCAGACAAAGTCTTTTTGCACTGTACCGTTTTTAGACAATGGGTCTTCAAGCCAACGTCTTCTGTCGTACAGGTCCATTTTATCCCAATCATCTGGAAATTTAGTATTAAGATATTCTTCAATAATACCTTTTCGCTCATCTGCTTCTGAGTGTTTATGCTGCTCAATCTTAGCAATTATATCTTCATCACCAACGAGGTATAAAGGCTCTTTTGCTAAATATAACTGATATGCTTCAGCCCATATTTGATTTACTTCATCTTGCGTGAGGTCATCATTTACGGACTTTGTAGCATATTCTGGTCTTACATCTATAGGCATAAATCGTCTATTTCCTGTCGGGTCACGTAAGAAATCTTTGTTGTTAGTAGTACCAAAAAATACACATTGCCTTTTATATGTTTCTACTGTTCTACCATACGCCGGCCTGAACATATCTTCTCTTTTTGATATGTAGTGCTTGATTGACTCTACTTCTGCTTTCTTAAGGCCTGAAAGCTCTGCCATTTCAATCAGCCACGCCCCTTGTATCTGCTCAAATGACTCCTTGCCCTGCACAGTCGTGAATGTATCTGAGAACCATTCCATGCCGAGCTTTTTAATGAAAGTACTTTTATATGTTCCTTGTTCTCCGACAAGTATAAGCGCTGTGTCGAACTTAATACCTGGCTCGAATACCCTCGCAACAGCCGCCATCAACGTCTTCCTAATGGCGGCTCTAGTATAAGCGTTATCTTCTGCTCCAAAATAATCAATCAATAATGTATTAACTCTCGGTATGCCATCCCACTTTTGAGCACATATATACTCTCTTATCGGATGGAACTTTTTCTTTTCAAATTCAAGCACAAGCGCGTCGTCCACTTTTTGACTTGACACAATGCCATAAACACACTCAATGTAATTACGAACACCAGAATAGTCAACATCACGAAGAGGCTCCACAGTATCGACTTTACGCCATGGTAACGAACGTGTAACATATCTTTTATTATCAAAAATGTTTAGCTTAAATACATCTTTTAAGAATTGGTCATGCTGAATTATTATATTCAAGTTATTGGCAGAATTATCATATTCGCCTTTTGTATTAGCGTCAAGCTCTTCTGTCCATGAAGTATCATATTCTTCAGGAACTTCTGCTTTTGCTTCTTCTGCAAACTCGAATTTAGCTTCAGCAAACTTTTCTTCGGCAATATGCTTTTTTGTTGTAGAGTCTTTAGAGGCAAATTCTTCCATTGCCTTAAAGCTCTTTTTATCTTTGTCTTCTTTTTCTTTGCCTGTATCTAAATGGCCAAATTTATGTATGCGAACTAAGTCAAATGCATTACATAGTCTACCTCCAGCAGGGTCTGTTCCATGATGAGAATATGCAAATTTATCATCATAGGCTATTAAGCCCGCAGCTGTAGAGCCATTTATATACGTATATCGCCCTTCTCCAGCTGGTGTATATACATCTGAAAGAAAAGTCTCAATAGCTTCTTGTATAGTATAAGTACGACAGAAAACACCAATTATGCCTTTTTTATCTTCTGGGTCTTCTTGCTTTTTGATAGCTTGCATTATTACATCTGTGCTATCTGTAGCAGTTGGCCATTCGCTCGTATCATGCCAATCATCATATAGCCCAAGGATATAATCAGCTTCAAGGAAAGGTCCGTCTTGAAATTCAAAGTAGTACTCAATATCTGATGATACAGACGGCCAGAACATAAGTCTATTTACATCAAAAGTTGACTGGTCAAACAAATCAATGTTTAGGTCTCCAGCGACTTTTCGAGCAATAGCTTGATATTCTTCTTGCGATACTTCTCTATCAAGTGGAATTATCAATCTGTGTCGTGGCTTTTCAGGACATGACTTATGGGTTGAATGAATAACCGCAGCACAATCAAATAGCATTGTAAAGTCCCACCAAAAGTTCTCATGAGAAAAGTCAATATCCAATGTAATTAACTGGCGGTAAAGTACATTTGTTTTATCACGCCTACCATTTGTAAGAAATCCGCCTACAAATCCGCCTACATCTTTTATCTTACTTTGCTCTTCTTTTGTGGCACCTATAAACCGCTTATATGTTTCAGCGGTTACTACAGGAGTAGCTAGCTTTTGAACTAAATTGCTCCAAGTAGTTTTGGTATTTTTCCATACTTTACTTGAAACATTTAGTCCAACTGCTATGCTCAAATTTTCATCGTATTCTAATTTACCTACTTGCATAATATGCGTAAACAATATATAAACACAGCCAAATCATATTTTTAATCTTTTAAGTAGAATGGTGTTGTATATCCATCTGCTCTTAGTGGAAGGTCTGATGCCCATTCAGGAGGAGTGCCCATAATGCTTGCCATTTCTTTGTAATATGCTTGAGCATTCTCTTCTGGGACTTCACACAAAACTTCATCATGTATATGGCACACAGGATGATAGCCATTGGTCTCAAGATTTAACATAGAATTGCCAAGTAAATCTCTTGAAATAGCTTGTACAATGTTCTCTGTTAATTTACCTCCATACGTATCAATCTCACCCCATTGCTTAGTTTCTTGCACAACTCCTTGGTAACATAATACTCGAGTTGGCATTGTAGAACGGCCTATCTTCTTATCTTTGAATTTAGGTCCATAGTAGAATAGCTTTCTGCCAGATGGCAATTGTATTGTCATAAACTCACCATTACAGTCGAAAATTATATTTCTACATGTGCATGATACTGGTCTTTGGTATCTGACAGCCTCTTTCGATGCTTCATCTATTTCTTTCCACATATCTACAATTGCAGGGTTTGCCGAGCGCCATTTACGCACCAGGCTCATCATTTCAGTATCTGATAAGCCCATACGTTCACCACCCATTCGCTTAAGTGCTCCTAATGAGCCTTCATAACCGAGTGCAAGCTCTGAAATCTTTGATTTGTCTCGAAGTACTGAACCTTTTGTAATAGCAGATATTGGTACATTAAACATCTTTGCTCCTGTAGCTTCATAGATTTTACCATCTCCACGGAATACGTCCATTCGCCATTTTTCGTTTGCAAGCCAAGATATAACACGTGCCTCAATAGCTGAGAAGTCTGCAACACTAAATACTTTACCCGGTGATGCTATAAGAGCTGTTCTTACTAGCTGAGACAAAATATCTGCAACATCATCATACATCATCTCAACCGTTTCCCAATCGCGAGCTCTAATTAATTCACGTGGTACTTCAATATATGATATATGGTTTTTTGATAAGTTCTGCAACTGCAATAATCTACCTGCCCATCTACCAGTTCTATTTGCGCCATAGAATTGGAATGTACCTCTAACTCTATGGTCTTTCATGGCACAATTAAGCATTGCATAATACTTCTTAATTGAAGTTTTTGATAACTTTTTGCGTATATTAAGCAACTCAATTACATCTGGATAGTCTGCAAATTCTTTAAGCAGGTCAGGCATTGTTTCCTTTGAAAGTGACATAACAACACATCCTGTTGTCTTTTCAATCCATTGCCTAATTTGTACGGGCGAATTTGGATTTTCAAGACTTGTTAACTGCTGAGCGCGTTGAGTTAATATAGAAGTATAAGTATTATCTACTGCAATAGCAGACTCTGCTAATTCCATATCTACCAAAATACCTCTATCATTGATATTCTGGTCAAGCACGTACATTTCTCGCTCAATCTTTGGAATGATATAAGACTCTAATCTATGAAATATCTCGCGCTCAGCTAAGACATCATATTTATTATACTCTTTATACATTTCCCATTTTTCAGGAGCATGTTCTGGATAATTGCGTGTGCGCATTCCATTAACTCGAGTTGCTTTACATGGACATGAAAAGTACTTAATAAGTGCTTTACCTGTATCAAGCTTTTTATCTGTAAGATTAAGAGCCTTTGATACTCCGTCCAAAGAAAGTGGTAAACCACAATACGCAGCTTTTACAGAGGTACAATACCACTGTTCTGCTGGAACATTATATCCTATTCGCTTAAAGCTCAAGCGCTCAAATACTGCATTATGTGCCACTTTTACACAATCCGGGTCAAGCAAAGCTTCTTCAAACTCTTCAGGCATTTCTTCACCTTGAGCCAAATCTACTATCTTTACCGGGCCATCATCTAAAGCATATCCTATTATAAGAATTTCAAAGTCTGGTGACTCAATATATTTATAAGCTCCAGACTCTTTAATATCTACAGATGAATATGTTTCAACGTCTATAAAAAGATTTTTTGCCATTATATTTCACTTATGTATTATAATAGGAGTATAGGCGGGACTCGAACCCGCATAACAGGCACACAAACCAATGGCGCTCTGTGGTTTTACCATTAAACTACTATACTTTAGGGAAATTTTGATGCAGAAAGGAAATTACATCATATCATCATCCTGAATAATAGCATTATCTCCACCGAAATCTTCTTCAGCTGTTGAGCCACCAGCCAACATCTCTCCATCTTCGAGCTTCTGGAGATTGTTCAATCCAGCAGCGATGCCTTTGGATGAAACATTGAAAGCATAGAAGTTGATTGAAGCACGGCCATAACAACCCGAATAGAACTCGTCTCTGCTCATGATTGGATTGAGTGAGCGGTCCACAATGCTCGGCTGACGCGTCGAGTTTGCATTGATGAAATAGTGGTCCTCAAATACTGGGTCATCCGAACGTTCTTCATCGCCATCGCGTAGAGGCAATTTGAGGTTTGCTGGGATACGGCCATTCTTATCTGCGAGTTTTGCCTTACCTGCTTCCTTTGCAGCTTCTATGGCTTTCTTGATTTTGTCAATAGTAGCCGTATCGCTCTTAGGAATAAGAACGCAGACATTATACTTAGGAGTATCGCCCTCATTCATAGCTGTGGGCTCGAACACGTTTGCATAACAAAATCTTACTTTGCCAGTTACTACTTTGGTTGAATTTACTTGATTACTCATTTTCTTTAATTTTTAAGTTGTTATTATTCTTTAAAATCTAATTGCGCTTGAGTATATCCCATTGCTGGTCTCTTGTCCTCAAGCGGTACAAGAGTAGGTTTGCCTTGTGGCTTGATAACCACATCTGAGAGTATTTCCTCAAAACGCTTTTTGCCTACTAACTTCTCAATAGAAGTAATTGGCTTAAGCTTCATGCTGAAAATCTCGTCTTCTGACAGCTCAGGGCAACGAGCAAAGATTGCATTAGAAGCTTGGTCTTCATCAACCCATTTGCGTCGACTAATTCCTTCAACTAATTTAAGCCCCGGCCATTGCTTATTCTCGTTAATCGCTTTAGTTTGTGCATATTCTGCTATTGAATTAGCCCATTCTATAAGCTTAGGCACGCGCTTAACTATATCAGCAATCTCATCATCGGTTAACAACTCTGGGTCTGCGAATTCGTGTTGTGCAATTTCGAGTTGTTGCTCATAAAGCTTACGACACTGATTACGCACAGCACAAAATCTACACCAATCTCCAGCATTGAGTTCTCCTTTACCTTCAAAAGCAAGTTCAGCTCTTGGTCTAAGCTCCTCTTCTGCCCATCTGCGGAGTTCTTCAACAGATATTTGCCAACTTGATATGTTGTTAATGCGAGGCTGTATAATGGTCAATCGCACTTCCGTTATATCGTACATTGTATCATATTTCTGCAAAGCTCCAAGCCCATAAAGCATAAGTTGCTTATTCCATTCAGCATATACTGGAACACCTTTTCCATATTTTAAGTCAATAACTTCCATAAGGTTGTCATTGATAACAACACAGTCAGCTGTTCCAAAGCTTTCAGGCACATATTCTGTCAAATCGAGTTTCTGCTCAATTTCCATGACGGCTAACGGATTTTCAGTTTTTGCTTCAGCTAATTGTTCTGAGCAATAATCCGTATAGATAGGTACAACTTCAAGCATTTCCTCGCTGAACAGGTCATTTGCCATTATCTCTTCGAGCCTTTGGTCAAAGTCTTGCTCACTAATGCTGTTAAGTGTATCTTTTCTCAGGTAAAGCTCTGAGAGCTCATGAGCTAATGTACCTTCTTCTGCATATACCGAAGACTTCTTTTCTCCGTATTCATCTTCAAGCTTGGCAGACGGAGTACAATTCAGCCATCTTCCTGCTCCAGAAGCCGAGAGGAGTGCATGACTCCTCTGACTATGTTTCTGTGGTTTAGTACTACTTGTCGCTTGAGCCATATTCTTTTATCAATTTTGCCAAATAACAGCATTGAATAGCACACTGAGCATAAAGCTCTGGATTTTCTCTGCGAAACTTCTGAGCTGCTTTTTGCAATTTCTTTGTACTCGACATAATTACAGTGACTCTAAGAAGTTATACATTTCATCATACTTAGCCGGGTCAAGCTTTGTTACACTCGGGGCTCCAAGCTCATTGAGTTTCTGCTTGATTACGTCGCGATGCTCATTGACCTTCTTTGCAAGCATTCCGCGAACATCCTCAATGCTCTTAGAGGCAGAAGAAGCAGCCGGAGCAGCAGGTGCTGAAGGAGCAGGCTCGGCAGCGCTCTGAGTCTGGGCAGGTGCCGCAGGCTGAGGAGTAGGTTTTGTGGGAGCTGGCTTTGCTAGCGCAGCAGGAGCAGGTTTAGAAACTGAAGCGGCTACTTGAGCTCCACTTGGAACTCCTGCTGCAAACAATGAAGTTAAAAACTTCTGCGTATTTTCAGACAGGTTTACGCTAACCTCAACAGAAATTTTAATGGTTTCCATTTTCGTAATTTTTAATAAAGTTATCTAAATAGTTAATAAACTCGTTTACTGTCATATCTGGTACGTTTGAGAGCTTTTGGTGGATAAGCTCATTATTCTTATATATAGATACGTACACGCCTTTATAATTCAGCTTTACTTTATACTCGCCTTTCAGCATTGTTAGGCATCCATCTTCAGATGAACCTTTCCAAGTATTTGCTGAAAACAAATCAGTTACTAACACGCCAATATGATTGGCCAATCGCTCTAACTGTATAACATCCAAATTGGCTTCACCCTTTAACACACGGTCAAATGCCTGTTTCGGATATTTAACAGTAGGAAATAACACTTTCGCTAAATCTTCCGTATTTAGCTTGTAGTGCTCAATTATATTACCTATATTAAATTGTTGTTCCATATTTTGGTGAATTTTATTATCTTATTTTCGATATGCAAATATACAAACTATTCTCGAAAGAAAAAAATTTTTCCATTATTTTTTGAGAATTTATTTGTTAAAAATAATTAAACAGCAATTTTAGTGCGGCTTTGAAATTGCCGTAAACAAAGAAACAATAGAAACAATCTCCCCTATTATTTCAAACTTAATTTCTTAATTTCCGATTAACATTAAGGTTAATAAGAAATATCAGCTTTTAATACGAAAAGATTTAATGAAATTATTGTTTCTTTGTTTACAGCATATATAAGTAATTGATTTTGAGCACTTTAGGCGTAAACAATGACTTGTTTATATTGTTTCTGTTGTTTACCGCTTTATGAAGTATTTTGCACACAGCCATATAATTACTAAGGCTATGGCGGTTATCAGGTATTCACCAATATTAATTTTTATCTTTTGCCATTTAGTAAGCCGAGCTTCTACAGGGTATGCAACTTGAATTGTATCAACTTTTTCTCGCCAGAGAGTATCATGCTTTTCTATGTATTTATACAAGTATTTATATTTACTGAGATACACGGTATCGCCTTTGCGCTCTACATAGATTGAATCTCTATGATATATGCTATCAATTTTGGTCTGAGATAAGTAAGTAGTATCTCTTTTCGTTGTTTCCACTGGCACATATTGAATTGACTTACAGCTATATAATATAGTGGCTAAAAATATAAGTGTAATTATTCTTGCTAATTCTCGCATAATCTTTGAGTTTTATTTGTTATTATTCATATTTAATATAAAAACCATTCTCGCACATAAGAAATTATTGCGAGAATGGCTTTTATTTGTTCAGAGGTTTTTATATTCATATTTAGCATCGAAACTTGGGCAGGCCTTTGCCGCAAATTCTCTATGCCCATGAATAGTAGCATTTGGATATTTTGCCTTTAAGCTTTTCAGCAATTCGAGTAAAGATTGCTTTTGAGCCTCTGTGCGTGTATCTTTAGGAGTTTTACCGTCCTTAGCTACACCACCAATATAGCATATTCCTATAGAATTTGCATTTTGACCTGAGCAGTGAGCTCCTATTACGCTTTCATCTCTGCCTTTATGAATAGAGCCATCAAGCTCAATCACATAGTGATAACCAATATCCTTCCAGTGATTACCATTAACATGCCAATCCCTGATAGTTTCAGTTTTAACGTCTTTACCTTCAGGCGTTGCTGAGCAATGCACTATAAGCTTATTAACTTTTCTCATTTTTTTTTATTGTTAAGAGATACTTGTTTTACTATTTTATTAAAGACTTCGTTGCCTTGTTCAGTAGTAGCTGCTTGAATAATCTGCTTAATCATATCTGGAACATCTCCGGCATGCGCTTTTCTTCTTTTGCTATTTTCTAATACAGATTTGCCTTCTATACAAAGTATTGCTAAAGCACAAAGCATAGTTGCAAATGGCAGTATATAAAATGATAGCAAGCTTCCTAAAACATCTACCATAAATGCAAACATGAGAACTCTAGCATAATCGCCTATTTTTACAACAGTACGCCTAAAGCCATGAGACATAAGCTTTTCGCCTAAAATCTTTGCTGTTAATGTACCACTCCAAAAATCAACGATACACGCTATAGTAGAGAAAATCCAGCATATAATTATTATTACTACTCTAACAGTTATAAAAAACATAAGAGCTTCTAGGTCTTTTGCTTCAATCAATTCTAGCATAGCATTTTCCTTATTATGTTATAAAACATGTTTCTTATAATTTCACCAACTAGATAACTGGCACTTTCGCTATAAGGACTGAAATTCAACGTTTTAGCAATATGCTTTTCAATGTGGTCTACCTCATGAGCAAAGCTATTGAAAAATTCCCAAATATCAGTAGTTTTTGATACTACTATTGCGCTACGTTTATATTTAGGATTGCTATAAGCTATTCCTATATTACGCCTATTTGAGTATAAAATTTCTTTAGCCCTATTCAAAAATCGTTTACTACATCTTAAGCTATACAACTCATCTATTATTTCTTCTGCATCATTGGCGTCTGTCATTATGAAGTATGATATGTGCCAATTAGCATAGTTTTCAAGATAGAATTTTCCTGCTATCATAGAATTTCTTCCCAATCTACAGCTATACCTCTGGATGTCATTTTAGCATCCCATTCGCGCATTATTTCTCCATCGCCTGCATCTACGTCGTCGACTACATCTTTTACGTACAAAGCTAAATGTTGCTCATCAGTAATACTACTTTTAAGCAAATCAGCTTTTCCCATGTTAGCAACATACACATAGTCATAGTCTACGTTATTTTCTAGAGTCACGCCATATTTTGCAAGCATAGAGTCAACTTGGTCTTTTGTAAGAGGCTCTATTTTCTCTGTCTTACCAGTAGAAGCATTCTTTTTGCGCATTAAACTTACTGCAAAATCACACGCCTTTTTGTTAAAATGCCATCCATGAAATCGAAGGTATTTTCTCATTTCCGTTGGTATGTCATCATACATATCAAGCGGTAATCTTTTTCTTGCTGCCATATTATTAAAGTTTTTTAAGTAAAAGAGGCCGTACTCAACAAGCACGGCCTCAGTTGAAATTAGTTATTAGTAGCGGCGTCCTCGACCGTATCTACGACGACCATATCTACCAGTGCCAGGTACACCCCGGCGCTCATTGTAGTCTTCATCGTCGTCATCGTCGTCATCGCGGTAACCACCTGTGCCACTGCCATTACCACCACTGCCACCGTAGCGCTCATCAAACTCTTCTGACTCAAGAATTTCATCTTCGATAAATTCCATGAGCTTCTTTGCGCCTCTATGCACTTTTTCTGCGCATTCATAAAGCTTATCAGCTTGGCGCTCTTTGATTTTAATTATCGTAGGCATATTTTCTACAAAATTACATGTTTAACTTTTCTTTACAGGGCTTCCCAATTGCTCTAATAAAGAGGCCATCATACCTTTCATTTCGGATTGTGACTTGTAAAGTTCTTTTAGCTGTGTTTTTAACTCACTGTTTTCCTTCTCAAGTCTTTGCCTTTCTGCTATTTCAGGATTTAGCACAACCATTATATTCTTGCAGCTTTCGATAATCTGTCTATGAGCATTTATAACATCATCTGCAATAGCGACTTCGCTATTATGCATATATGCTGCTACTTCTGCATTTACAGCATCTCTGTTACAAGATACAAACAATCCATTACCACAATCCTGAATATCAGTAGAGGGAGTTAAGCCTTCGATAGGCTGAACCTTGTCTCCTATTTTAATGGACAAATCTACGACTTGCTCTTGCTGTTGAGGCATAAAGCCAGCATAAGGCTGTCCTGGAGTTGGAATTGGATATTTCTGCCGTATTTTAGGCTCGGCGATAACCTGTCCTATCTCCAATTTAGGAGAATTATCTTTATGAAAGATATAAACTGTACTGCCAGTTCTTAGATTTTGAAAAGCCATGATTTTTAATTTTTAATTACGTAGTCGCGGTTGTAGCCGCAGCTGTCGGAAATACATACAGAGTTCCATCTTCTGAGTCGTAAATAGCTAAGAATATACCTGCTCTTGCAACATCAGCTACTGTTAAAGGAGCTCCAGTTTCATAGTTGATAGCTGCTTGATTGTTTCCATTCGTAGCAAATACTATTGGCAAAGTTGCTGTCGTTCCTGTAGGAATAGAAGGCAGTTTGAATAGTATCAATCCAACGAAAGGAGCATTAAGAAATCTATGGTTCTGAAAACTAAAGCGTACCTCTGAAGTATTAACTGTTACTGAATTTGCTTGAAGGCGTGGAATACCTTGGCTATTAGCGAGTATGTAAGGGTTAATAGGATATGACATAATAGCCTCCTTTCTTTAATTAACCCCAGCCACCATTATTGCCGCAGTTATAGCCATAGGCATATGGATAGCCACCGAACGCACCGCACGCGCCATAAGCCGCAGGCGATACCTGAAGAGGAATGTTAAAGCCACGCTCAACACTACGATTAACGTCATTAAGCTCTCCTTGCAATGCAATAGTCTGGTCCTTGATACCTGTTTTGATATCGCAGCAGCAGTTGCAGATTTGCTGAGTAAGAGCCATATTGCCTTGCTGAATTGAGTTGATAATTTGCTGACCAGTCGTACCGACCTGATTACCTACATTGCATACCTGACTAGCAACTTGCTGGATAGCAGCCTGTATCTGGCCAACAGAACAATTCAAAGTGCTTGCCAGCTGGCTAATATTAACGCCATTGCGTTGAATTGCGTCCATGAGCATTTGGCGCTCCGTGCTGTTGTTATTATTGCCAAACAGGCCATTGCCATTTCCTCCGAAGATTGCAGCGATGACAATAAGAGCGATAATACCGTCCCAGCCATTTCCAAATGAGCCGTTTCTGTTTCCACACAAAGCCATTACTGCATTAGCATCAAGGCCTTTAGACTAACAGGCAGATGCAAGCATACCTGCTAGGAAGTTATTCCCAGCACCTCCGCTGTCCGGAACTACAATTGTCTTTTCGACATCAAAATTTCCCATAATTTTAGAAATTTTTAATTGTTAATACTTAAATTAATTATATGCAGACGCCTCTCTAGAAAAGGCGGAAAGCATCAAGCTGTTATTTCATATGGCTTTAATATCGCATTTTTGACACAAGCGACAATATCGTTGAAATTATCATCAGTTACAGGTGTGCATAATTGTTCTCTATAATCTCCACTACCTTGCGCAATTCTATACGTGCAATCCGCTATATCCAAATTCAATACTTTAGCAATAAACGTCTGAAATAATGTACCTGCAATTATATACCTTGTAATTCCAAAGTCCGCATGAATTGAATCTCGTGTAAAGTCCGTTTTATTCCTCCAATTCATCGTGTTATCCATAAATGGGTAAGTGCTACTTATATTATCCAAATCAGTTATTGCTTCTGCTTGGGAGATTGTAGGTGGCGCAGGAGTGGCTTTTGTGTATATAGTGGATTGTCTTAATGTAGAATTTGCTCTGGCATTTTGTACCGCCGTTCCCGAAGGAATAATAAATTTTACATCTTCACAGTTCTCTATACAAGCCTTATAATTTGTGGTTATGTTATTCCACATAGTCATTTGCCTTTGCTTTTGATTACTCCCATAGCTCAACCATTTATCATCATTTGCTCCAGATGGACCGTGTGATTCACTGATTGTATGATATACAGAAAATGCCCAAGTCATGTTCATGCCAAATACTGGGTTACTATAGAGACAGGCTTTTTTACACAAGTCGATCAATTCTTGTACTATGTTCCTTGTTATTTGTCCATCTTCTCCTTTTTCCCAAAAAGAGGATTGGTCCTCATAAGGGGATTGATAAGCCCCGTTTTGCATGATGATGAAGTCCCACGCTTCATCAGCCAACAGCCAGTCCATCAAGACTGTGTCATTTGCCGGTGCAAGTTCCCCTTCATCCGTTATATCAGAATCAGGCTCGCTGGACCATTTTCCTGTCGTACCGTTATATTGTTCCCATGTCGTTGCCTGATATTTCCATTTATAATACGTAACTCCCTTATTTACTTGAAACCTTTTCAAAAAAACATCTAAAGTGGCTGCTCCAATATAGGCGTTTCCGAGAATAACATCTTTACCAAAAGATGCGCAAATATTACCTACTTCTCTGACTGTATCCACACCGAAGGATGAGCCTATAAATAATATTTTTAAGGTAGTTTTATAATCAGATACAGATATATTCTCAAAATCATCCTGTAATTCCGTTACCGTATTATTTAACGCTTCGATGTCCTGCGTGTTTTGAGCAATGTCCTTTTCATTTTCTGTTATACGAACATCAAACCCTTGTTGTTTATTAGGCACATTATTTATATGGAAATCCGACATATATGTTTCGGCATCTCCCTCCTTGATATAAGCATTTCCAATGTGTAATCCTAAAACAACTGCGCCATTAGGCTTTAATTGTCCTCTGTTTTTTTCAGAACTTGAACCTCCAACTGTCGACATGACTCGGTTACCTGAAGAATCAAAAAATTTAAATACAATTCCGACAAATATATTTTCTCCGCCTTTGGTTATATAAATCAATGTGTTATCAGGAATATCAGAAACATCAATTCTACCTAATGCACTATTTGTTCCGTTTGAAATGGGATTATTTCCTAATATCGAATCAACATAAGCGTGATTAGGATAAATTCCCAATTGCGCTCCTGTCGTATAATTAACACTTCCTCCAGCCAACACTCTATTTAACGCTTCGATATCCTGCGTGTTTTGGGCAATGTCCTGCGTGTTTTGGGCAATGTCCTGCGTGTTTTGGGCAATGTCCTGC